GAAATAAGCGGTTTTCAAGACCTCTGTGCAATTTAGCATAGAGGTCTTTTTTAATGTCTACAAGTTAATACCACACAAAAGTCTACGAGAAGTCTACGAAAATTTTTCTTGTAGACTTCAGATTCGTGTAGACATTGTAGACTCTAGGTGTTATTATGCTATCGTACATATTACTTTTTATATTAAAAAGGAGGAGCAATATGGGCGAATTATTTATAAAAGCTAGAACACTTAAATCGGGTAAAACCGTGTATGAATATGCTTTTGAGATTGCATCTGTAGACGGTAAGCGAAAAAGAAAAACTAAATCAGGATTTGCGACTAAAAGAGAAGCAAGAGAAGCAGGTAAGATTGCACAACAAGCTTATGAACATGTAGGACAAGTTGTAGAACCTTCAGATATGTCGTATTCTGACTTTCTCGATTTGTGGATAGAAAAAGATTGTAAACTTACTTGTAAGAAAACTACAATAGAAACTTATGAAAAAAAGATAAGATTGTATCTTAAGCCTCAGATTGGATCATACAGATTAAAGACTATAACAAAAGATGTATTGCAGGATTTTATTACAGACATGTACAATAAAGGTTTCTCTACCAACACTATTGGTACAATAAAAGGATTATTAACAAAATCATTTAACTTTGCACTTGATAGACATTATATATTATCTTCTCCTGCAACTAGATTGGTTATCCCAACAAAAATGCAGCCAGACGTAAAAACTCAAACTAAGAAACATGTATACATCCCTCAAGATATTATAGATAAAATTTTTAAGAGGTTTCCCGAAGGTACATCAGCGTATATTCCATTAATGATTGGTTATCATACAGGCTTAAGATTAAGTGAGATATATGCTCTTTCATGGAAAGATATTGATTTCGAAAATAAAACACTTTCTGTTAATAGACAGGTGCAGTGGGATGAAGGAGAGAAAAGAACAGAGGAAGAAAAGAAGAGAACAAATGGAACATCAAAATCCAATGGCTTTTGGTATTTTTCTGCTCCAAAATATAATTCATATAGAACAATAGAAATTGATGATATTTTATTAGAGACATTACAAAAAGAATACAATAAACAATTAAAAGCAAGAGATTATTATGATGAACATTACAATCATTATTATTGCGAAGATACAATTGTATATGCTAAAACAGATGATGTTGTGCCAATAAATAAAATATCTCAAACACCGTCAAAAAATGAGATTGATTTCGTTTGCAGGAGAGAAGATGGATCTTATGTAACTTCAAGAACCACTCAAAATATTTCAAGTGTAGTTCATAAGCAACTAAATTTCCCCGAATATGATACTCATAGCTTAAGACACACACATGGAATGATGCTAAGAGAAAACGGTGCAGATTTTGTGTATATCCAAAAGAGGTTGGGACATAAGGATTTAAAGACAACAATTCTTATATACACAAATCATTATACAGATATAATTAAAGAAACTGGTAATGTAGCTTTAAATAATTTATATTGATTTACTCCAAAATTGTCTACATTCTACATTTTAAGAAAAAAGGAGGTGTATAATAAAATACATCTCCTTTAAATTTATTTTATAACAATTGTCCGTTCAAATAATTATGAGGCGGTTTTTTCACTTCGGTTTTATATTTTAATTCTTTAGCAGCCTCTTCCTCAGATCCATATAATCTATTAATAGGCACTCTGATTCCACCGCCTTCTTCAAATCGTACAGTAGCAAGATTACCAGTAACATGAGCGACAGTTACCTTTCTAACCTTTAAATTGCTCTCAATAATATAAGCTTCAATTCCTTCTTTCATAATATACCTCCACAAATATCAACTGAAATAATTATACCATATTAAAATCGTAAAAAATAGGGAACACTTCTGATCAATATAACCAGGAATGTTCCCTAAAAATTTTTTGTTTATGTCTATACGCCTATATAAAATCGCTTATATATGGCTCAAATTGACTTAAATATAAAATACACCGTCAATTTATCATATAATTATATAAAAGCCTTAATTTGGTCAAATACTAGCGATTTAACCCTTGTATATAGTTGTGTTAAGAAATCGGTATTTCTTTTTGTTTTTTCAGAATTAATAATTCTAATTCGTTGATTCTATCACGAACTTTCTGTCTTTCTGCATTGAGTTCGTTAACATCATAAGGCATCTCTTCGCCCAATAAATTAGCTTCCATACACTTAACTATCTTCCAATCCCCAATCTCGGAAGAGTTTTCCTGTAAACTGGATTTCAGACATCTTAACTCAGCTTCATATGATTCAATTTCAGAATTATCCATCTGATACATTTCAATGTTATTATCAATATTGTTAATAGCTTCCATTATATTTACTCCTTATATTATATAGATAAATTCGTTTCAAATAATTTGTTAAATAATTTATCAACATTTTTAACTGCTTTCTTTCTGTTGTATATAATATTAGCTTGCCGCCAACCAATATATTGTAGTTTAATATCTTCATAGTTCATCATACCTTCATCCATCTTCTTCTTGAACTTTTTTAGTTTATTCTTTTCTCTTTGAATATTCTTCATACATGGTTTTCTAACAATTTTTCCTTCATCTGTTATAAAAATAAATTGTTTTAAAAATTGGAAACCCTTGTTGATTTTACAAATTTGAGTTTTCTTGGAATTCAGTTTTAATCCCAACTCACCAGCAATCTTGTTTAGTTCTATAAGTATATTTTTAAGAAATTCTTTATCTTGAGAAATGATATAAAAATCATCCATATGTCTTCCATAATATTTACAGCTTTTAACAATCTTGATGTAATTGTCAAATGGTGTTAAATAGAACACTCCTAATAATTGAGAAATCTCTGATCCAAGACCTAATCCTATACCATTTTCACCATCTATGTTTATTAATTTCTCTAACAAAGACATGACTTTCTCATCCTGTATATATTTGCTCAACGCTGCTATTAGTTTATCGTGAGGAATAGTCTTAAAGTAGCTTGAAAAATCTCCTATTAAAATATATCCTTCGCATCCATAGTTTCTATAATAAGCATATAAATGTTTGATAAGTCTTTTCCTGCTAAAGCCTACCCCTTTGTTTTCAAGAGAAGCACCATTATCATAAATTAAATAAGGGCATAGTATAGGTTTAAGAACATATTCAATTAATGTTTTTTGGACTATCTTATCTGAAATCGGAGGAGAACTAATATTACGAGTTTTACCACGTTCAATTATTGTAAATTTATGTGGATTTCTTGAGGGATTATAATTTTCATCTTTGAGTTTTTTATAAATGGAATAAAGATTAGGTAGAAGAGAAGCTTCAAATTGTTGTACAGAATATTTCCAATCGACATTTGAACATATGTATTTTTGTGCAGAGTGATATAAATTATTTAAATCGGCGACACGTTCATAATAATTTATGTTTGTTTTTGTATTCTTCATCTTTAATTGTGTGACATACTTAAAATATAATAGACATATCTATTATATGAGGTATATCTTATATTCACCTTTCGGACGGACAAAATTTCCTTCAAAGATGCACGTAGCAAAAGCCAATTATGCACCATTAAATCGAGGGCGCACGTAGTTGTTCGCATTAGTAGCCCAGTTATAAGTCGAATTGCCATTGTTGTTGCAGTAGCAAAAATTCGAAGCTGGTTATCAAATTTTGCCCGAAATTTTTATTATAATTCTTTCTTAATTTTATTCTTGATTTTGTCTAATATTATTTTAAGACTTTCAATACAATTAATAGCTTTATCAAGCTCTGTTTCGTCTTTTGATTTGCGTTTCTTATTATCGGATTGTCTCCAACCTTTAAGTAGATCTATTTCTTTTTCAATAGATTCAAGGAAAGGAATTAACTTGTTTAAATCTGTATCTATTATTGATGCTATGTATTGAAGTTCCTGATATAATTGATAGCAATTAATTATTGCCTTATCTTGATATTCTCGTCTAAGGTCAAATTCAAAAGTATATACTGCGTAAATGCTATTTGCGGCAGTAATATTGGCAACTAAATCATGTAACAAAGTTGTTACAATTGTTTTTTCATAATCAATAAACCACTCAGGAAATTCTGACTGAAATTCTTGATTAGGATTTTTACCATATTTAGCAAAGATACTATCAATAATATCTTTATCTTCTTGTTCAATATTTTTAATAACTCTATTTATATTTTTCTTGTTGCGCTTAGTTCCAAAATCTCTAAGCAACCAATCTGTTAGGTCATTTCTCATTCTAATAGCATTCTTGTAGAATTCCATAGATGAGAGCGTCCTTAAATTCTTTAGTACAGACGACATTCAAATATTCCTTTCATTCTTTTTTATTTATTAAACGCAAATCCTTACTCCACCCACGAGGGGTGGAGATTGCGGATTCGCTATGCTGCGATTACGAAGCGAGGGCGCACGCAGCCGTTCGCATCAGTAGCCCAGTAACAAGACGAATAGCCATCGCTGTAGCAGTAGCAAAAATTCGAAGCATTAGCAACATCCCTTAACCAATACCATGAACTTCTATTGTTAATAGCTGATTTAGCAAATTTAAATAATTCAAATTGATGATTACCACTACCAGTGTCATAACCACTTGAACTCCAAACAGTTGAACCGTAAACCTCGACTTCAGTCATTAAAATTGCCTGACAAGATATCCATTCCCAATTATTAGAGCATCCGCTATTTGAGCCAAACTTATTGTAGCCAGTAGCGTTTATACTATTAGAAACCAATTCTTTTGTGGTTTTTAAATGTGTACCAAATTCAGCGTATAACTGCTGATTAATAGTTGCCCCTTCTTCGGTAGAGCCTTCAGTTACAACTTCCCCAATGATAGTTGTATTCATTTCAGAACCTTTATATCCACCTACAGTTGTTCCAGTCGGATTCATTCTACTTCGACCAAAATGATAACTACCGTCATTAATGCCTTTACCTGGGGCAACAATTAAATGAGGATAGTTAATATCCATATCATTTCCGTTTCTCATTAACCCATTAATACTGATAATAGTCACATATTGCGAACCAGTTAATTGATATGTAGGATCTGGATTAGGTGCTGAAATTGGTCTTGACATTTTGAAATAATCTCCTACATAGATATCTTCAAATTGAGAATATCCTTTAATTCCTCTAATTCTGTCCCAAAGACTTCCATCTTGATAATATGCAGTTATATCCTTACTGATTAGCCTTGGGATGTTATGAGATAACGAAAAATTCTTGACTCCATTCCAATCTACAGAATCGGCTTGTCCCTGAAGATTGCCAATAAATGTTGGAGCAGTAACAGATTTATTTACATATATATTATTTAAGAATTTGGCAGCACCTGTAACCAATAAATTCCCTAATTGTGCCATTCTTTTCTCCTTTCTATTTGTATAAAATAAAAAAGAGATGTTATATTTCTATAACATCTCTTACACATATATTGTTGTTTGAAATTGACATTTCTTTGCCTTTAGGTGGAATATAGTATTCTTTAGGGACTAAAGCTATATCCCAGAATTTTGTCGAAATTGCATTTTCTCCATCTGAATATGTATTAATTCTTACGGTTGCTTGATTGAATCCATTAGGAATTGTATATTCCCAAACACCATCATCAATCATATTTGTGGATGAATTAAAATTAACACCGGCATCAAATTTATTTAAATCTGAATTTCCTACATATTCTTTTTTAAAATACAAAAACATTGTTGCTTTTTGGAAAGTTATATCATTATACGAAGCGTAATGATTAGAAGCCCACTGTCTATTACATTTAGCAATAAAACAATATGTTTTTCCCGGAATAACTCGTCCATACATTTCAAGAGTTTTATATATATCAACACCTTTTCCGCTTAATATATATGGATTCTTGGAAGTATAACAATCACCTTCTAAAACATTCATTGCTTCAGATTCGTATATGTCATCTACTTTAATATTTCCGTTTTTATTAATTACCATTCGATATATTCTCCCTTACATAACAAAGTGCCGTTATTTGATAATGAAGCAGGAACTTTATATAAATCTTTAATATCTGACTCAGACAAAGCAGAGCAGTAGATACGAAAATCAACTATTTTTCCGTTTAAATAATTGCCATCTGCTACGCCAGTGTCAGAATTTTGAGAAGCACCTATAAGAAAATTTTTACCCAATCCATTAAAATTACCAATTTGATTAATCTGGGTTGCTTGTTCAAGCAATGTGCCGTTTATATATATCTTCTTCGAAGAGTCTTCAACATTTCTAACAGCACAAATATGAAACCATTTATTTAAATTGTCAGAGGCATTAAACGAATATGACGTTTGAATACCATCATCAAATCTAATAGACTCTGGAAGAATAAACAAAGATATACCGCTACCCATAGTAGTCCTTGAACATATAAGTGTATTATTCCTTACTTCATTTAGATAAACCCATGTAGCAATAGTAAAACTATTATTGGCAGTAATAGGATTGATTAACGAAATGTAATCAGTTATTCCATTAAAAGATTGACTACCAGAATATTTAGGAGCATTTTTATCATATAAAGATTTAGAGGATAATTTTGGTACACCATTATATCCATATCCAGATACATCATATATTTTATTATCATCTTCATATTCAAAAGCAGGAAGCCAAGATGTAGCCTTTGTTCCCTTTTCGAGTTTGAGATTTTTTATGATTAAATCAGATTGAAAATTACCATGTACTGCAAGCCACATATCCTTATATGTAAACGATTCTTCACTTGGAAGAGTAAATATGACACTCACTCTTTGGAACTCATCTGTTGGTTCGAAATATGAAGCATCACTTTGTATAATTCCTGTTCCAAACCAATTAGAACCCTTGCTTTTAAAATGAATATTAATATAAGGCAGTTGTCCTACAGAAGAACCTTTTACGTCTAATGAAAAGATAATTGTATCATTAGGTGAAATTCCAAGTTCAGTAAAATCGTTAAAATGGAAACCACATCCATTATTTTTATTTCCACTATTAGGTGTTACGATATGAAAACCTTCTGATTCATAAGCTTTTGAAGTAATAGAATTCATATTTGTTATACTATCACATACAAGTTCTTCTCCAACCATAGAAGAGTTATACAAAAGATTCGGATTAACAACAATATCACCCATAGGATAATGACACACCAATCCCTTAAATATTTCTTTAATTTCACGAGAAGATAGCACATTGTCATATATTCGATAATCATTAATGCAAGCAACAGCTTTCTCGATACCATATGAACCAATATTAAATGTTTTTACGTAATCAACAGAAGTATTGGGTAGAGTAGTCGTTCCAACATCAATTTGACTATCAAGCTGTCCATTAATATAAAAAGACGCAATACCTTTATAAAATGTAACTGCAAAATGATACCATTTATTTGTTTTAAGAACAGTATTATTTAAAGTTGAACCACTAATTATATTTGGTGCAATAAAGCTAATGGCATGACCATCTTTTGAAATACAAATTCTCAAATAATTATCTATACTAATTAAATGACAGCCATAATTAAGATGATATCCATCTAACAATTTAACCCATGCACAAACAGTAAATTCTTTTACATCGTTATAAAACATGTTGCTGACAGAAAGAGAAGTGCCATTAAATGAATAGCACTTCCCGTAAATTCCATTATCAATTGCTGCACCATTGTTTGTAATGGCGATATCTTCATCAAAACCTTGATTATCAAGTGTACCATTAAGAGGTAACCATACTTGTAAAGCCATATAATTACCTCCTTATGAAGCAAACACGAAATCAAGAGACTCATTATCTTCGTTGTATTTCAAAGATATCTTCTCTCTAAGTGTAATTGCATTATTTTTAATTCTGAACATTTGGGTTTTGTTATTATCATTGAATTTGATATCATCAGATTGAAGAGTTATAGAAGAAATGTCGATAGATAAGCTTGATTTAATATTATCAGCGAAGCCAGTAAAATTACTATCTGTGAATGTTGAATGTCCTAATTTAATTTGATTTTTTCCCAATATTAATGCTGTACCTATATATTCAGAATCACTTGCTTTATAAGCTGAACCTAAACGAACCTTACAAACACCATTATCAAGTGTCGCTGATGTAAGAACACTATAATCCTTGTTTAAGCTTGTAGATACTTTTCCATTAACAATATAAAAAAGTTCATCTGTTTTAACGGTAATGTTAAAATTACCTATATTTATAATGGAACTCATTAATTGTGCTTGCATCATACTTGATGTCATTCGAACATAAGGGTAGTTAGACATATCATATCCATCAGTTACACTATATTCAAAATCAAATGCTTTAATAATCATCTTATTTTTTGTTTTCATAGTGATATTTTTATCACTATCAATTGCCAAATCAGCACCTTTTATACTTAATTTTGAATTAGAGGTTTTAATATAATTACTATATTTAGTTCCATCTTTAGCAGAAGTACTATCCACACTAATAACAAACCCACTAGCACTTGTTTTAATTATATTCTTAATCGCTGAATATGATGATGTTGATAAATTATGTGTAATATTAAGTCCATTTGCCTTAACAATTAAAGGTGTTTCTAAGGTATCTCCATGAGCTACATATTTTAATATTGTTTTATTATCATCATATAATCTAAATTCATTTTTATATGTTATAACTCCATCTTCGTCTAAGTTTGTTTCAATATTTTCTAAGTAAAACGGTATTGCTGAATTCTTAGAGAGAAGAGTAACTATATTACCTTCAAATTGAGAAGCCTGAAGCTTATTAAATTTACTGAGAACTTGAGAATCATCACCAGTAATACCATCTGGTGTAATATTCATTTCTTTTGTTCCGTCTGTAATTGTTCCACCTGTTAATGAAAGTTTCTTAGCAATAACCTCCTTAATTTTAGTGTCATAATACTTAAGCATTTCCCACGTCAGTTTCTTTTTAAATGTTGCCAATTTCTTCTTCCTCCTTTCCAAATAAAGAATCTATATCTTCCTGTGTTACAACGGTTGAATCCAATTCATCCATTTTTGTATCTATTTCATTTTCAAATATTAGTTTATTTTTATTAATGAAATAATTATCACCAATTTGATTAATCATATATGGATGAAAAATATCACCATCTAAGACAGAAATTATCTGTCCGTTATACTTATCACTTGATGTTTTTATATAATTTTCTGCATCTTTAATGGTTGGGAAGGTATATATTTTCGAAGTAATAGGAATATAAGAAAGGTCTTCTTGAACTTGAAATTGTTCATGAGTATCTTTAGTTATGATAATATCATAAGCATCTAATTGACCAATATCTATTGCGTTTTGGATTTCGTCACGATTTTTGTATGCATATTTAATTCTATTCTTTGCCATAGCATCTCCTTTCTTATATTATTACTGAAATTAATCCGTCTTTAGTTGAATCTGCAATAGTATCACCAAGATCGTTAAGAGATATCTTATCTCCGATAGGTTTATCATTGGCTGTAAGATAAAGCTCAGATGTATCACTATCAAGTTTAATTCCGTCAGCTTTTTCCTCATTATAAGCAGTAGACATTTTATCTAATGCTTTTATTTTGACATTAATTTCATTTAACTTTTGTTCGATAGCAGTATAATTACTGTCAGGAATATAATCCTCATAATAATCTGAAACAGGATTTATATAGAATGAAGTTTCACTTGTATTTAATGAATATTCCTTCATTGTATCTAAATCAATCTTATTAAGTGTAAGTCTCATATAAATTCTTCCGTTATATCTGCTAGATAAATTAGTATCAACTGGCAACACACACTGTATATATCTTTCCTTGTATAAACCGTCTTGTTTTGTTAATAATTCAGAATTCACGTTACCCATTTGGTCTTTATATTTCAAAATTACATCAAAATCAGACAAATTAATATCTTCGTATGTTGATGGAATTAAGAATAATAACTTATCAACTAACTTATCTCTCTGATATATCGGCGTATTAACGGTTATCACTAATGATTTGTCGCTTAACATTAATATTGTCATATATTATAAATTCCTCCTTCCTTAATTATCAGCAAATAAGCTATCAATATCCTCTTCTGTTACAATCGTATTTTCTGCTTCTATTAAGGTATCATATGTTATTTTGACACTGTTAGGCGTAGCAGCAGTAGTGATAGAAGTGGATTCTACACTATCTGTAAGTTGTGTAATACCTTTGGAAGTTGTCGTAGCTTCATATAATTCTTTAAGAGGCACTTTGGTATTTGCATCAAGACTTGGAACACCATTAGCGACATCTTTATCTTCAGTTAAAACGAATTTATGATTTTTTAAATCGTCTTGAAAGTCTTTGATAATCTTATCCTGTTTATCTAAATGAGCCAAAGCTTCTGTAAGTGCGTCAAACTCATAAGAAGATTCAATATCATCATAATCAATAGGAATTGGTTCGATATTAAGCATAAAATTCATAGTCGATACTATAGGGGCATCTAACTGAATAATATCATCAATCGATTTTTCGCCCAATGAATATATTTTACGCATAATCATGACATCCACATCACATTTACCTGGGACAGCTAACATTTGCTGTGTTAGTTCAATCATGATTCTATTATTCACAATTTCACATTGATTAAAGACATTAAAACCATCTGGCTTCTTAAATCGTACAAAGGCACTTGTAGTATTAGTATCAACATCGTATATTATGCCATTGTGTGTACATGTAACTTCGATTCCACGTCCAGTATCATATTGTTTTGCCGATACCTTAACAATGTTCTTGTTGTACAAATCCAGTGAAATTTTAGCAATTGTTTGCATCTTTTTCTCCTTTCTAATAAAATAAGTACTCCTTTAAGCAGCTTCCAATACTGTTAAACCAAATAAACCTTGAGAGGTATAAGTAAGTGTCTTTGTTCCAGTCTTTGTTGAACCTGCTTTTAGCAATACACTTACATTTTCTACGTTTTGAAACCAGTACACAAATGTCGCTCCTGCGTCTAATTCAACGGCATTTGATGATTCTCCATAACGATGTGTATTTGCCGTAACACATGCACTATTAACATATATAGCACAAGCAGTAGTTCCATAATCGCTAGTCGTATCAGTCCATACTGCGGCATTAAGAATAAATAAACCAGTGCCATTAATAGTCCATGAACGCTGGAATGCCTCTTTATCTGATGATGTTGTTGTGGCTCGTTGATTTAATTTATCATAGAGTACAGGAATTTCTAAGCCATCATCTATTTTAATATCAGTGAATTTTGCTGTGTCACCAATAAGATCTTGAACTATGCTAGTTCCTCCCACATTAAGATTATTTGTAATCAAAACATCTTTTGTGAATCTGGATGGCATAGCACATTCAAAAGCTTCATATTCCGACACTTTACCAAAAGCTACGCCTTTTGCCGAAGGATGAATATCAATTAAAGAATAACCCACACCTAATCTAATATGGCGACTGGATTCGCCTTTGATAGTGTCATTTAAGATCAAGATTATATCATATGAATATTCGGTAGACGCACCTTTAATTATGGCATTATTTTCAAATTTATATGTTCCAGTTGAAGTATCATATACACCAGGTAAATCAGTAAGTTCATCAATACTATTATAAGTAGAGTCAGATGCTTTCTTAATTTTAACCGTAAAAGTATGCGTATTGTCATTTAATTTATATATGTACGAACTAATATTTAATCTTATATTATATCCTTCTTCATTTGGAGTCCCATTATCATCACATCTTACGGCTTCAAAAATATCTACATAAGGATATATATATCTATATACTTCGATATTAGTTGAATAAGTAGAAGATATATTTCTTGAATCTGTTATAGTTAGTGTTAATGGAAGATTGTCAGATATAGAATTTAGAGATAAAAATTTAATAACGTTACTTGTTATTGAAGATAAGGAACTACTTGTGTAAGTCATTCCATCTAAAGATACTCTTGCATTTGAAAAAGTTGCACCATATTTCATTTTGGCACTCGGAGTAATCATAACCTTAGAAATGTTTTGTATGAATTTTCCTCCACCAACAGTATCTTTAAAATTTGTTGGATCTGAAATTACACAAGATATATCTGGTTGCACCTCTGACGAAACAAAACTTACAACCTGCGTAAGTTCATCACTTTCACCAATCTTATTAGAATATCCAGAATCAGAGTATGTTTCAACAACAACTCCTATCGTTACAGAATTCTGATTTGTATATCTATTATATATACTTTCTCTTTCAGATTTATTGAAAGAAAAAGTAGTAGAAAAAGAATAAGCTCCTCTATTACCTAATTCAATGTCCTTAATTTTAATTATATTTGGAATACTAATTCTTAGATTATAATAATAAGAATCTGTTTGGGTTGCACATGATACAGAAAATGTACCAGATAAATCACTTGGCTTAGAAAATGATTCACATGATGCAGATCGAGGAATAGTCGTTAAATCAATATCACTAGAACCACTTGCATCACCACAAGTATAATATTGACCAGTAGTATCGTTTACTTCGAAACTAAAATCAATATTTTTTGTTCCATCAGAATTATGATGTATTGTTTTATATCCAGATATAATGGTAATTTTTTCGCAATCAAATACAGGAATATTGCTATAAAAATCTTCATCATCAATTGTAACATGTGCTTGTATTCTATCTGGTGAACCGCTCCAATCCCAGTTCCACCCTCCACCATATTCATCAAGATTCAAGGAATAATATACTTCGCTTGAATTACTTGAAATGTCATAAGAGGTTTCAAAAACATTAAGTTCAAAATAATGATGACCATTTGAACCTTCAACTACTAATTGCGCCATTTATTACTCCTTTCACATTAACTTACTTTGACTAATCTTAATCCACCTGATGCAGATGGTATCCATTTGAAGTTACCAATTTGCGACCAATCAGATGTATTAACCTTATTGACATTAAGCATTTGATCGGTGAAATAAGCTAGTTTATTATTATATTTATCAACAAAGACAATTTGATTATTTCTCAGCCATAACTTAACATCTGAGTCGGCGGTTGCACTAATAAAAATACCGTCCTTAGTGAAATCAAAATGCTGATTAATTACACCGATTTCATCATTATATTTTTCATACAAGTCATTAATTTTTTCGTCAGAACTTTCTCTAAAAGTATTCAAAGAACTGATATCTTTATCAAATTGAGAAATGCTTACTGAGATAGTTTCGGTATCCTTTTTTGCATCATAAGCAGTTTTGGCAATATTCTCAATTGCACCATCCCTAACAACAATACTCCATTGATATACGTTATTAGAATATAGAATTTGATTACATGTATAGTAATAAGGGTATAATTCGTTATACAATGGTGTGCCCAGCGTCCAATGTCCATATCCTGTATCATTATTTTCAATGACATTAACTGGTGCAATAGGTGCAGTATCTTTTGAATTGGACGAAAAATATATAGGAACTACAGTTGTTACGCTCACGCCATCATTTCCTATGTATTTACTCCAAGTATAATCTTTAGGATTATTACTCTTGTTTTCGCTTTCTTTATTAGTTGCTATACCAATATATTGAGTTGAACTAAGTGGGGTATCCGATATATTTGTACCTTTAGTATCATCGGCATACATTATCCATGTAAAATATGACGAACCAGTATCCCCTTGAATACCTTGTTCACCTTTTTCTCCATCTTTGCCATATACACCATAAATTATAGGAGACGTATTTTCAGTATCACCATTTGACTTGGTATTAGTTATATATATCCAAAGATATCTTTTCTCATTAGACACATACTGGATATCTGTTGTCCATCCTTGAGACTCTATAGTAATTCCTTCAGACTTGTCTGAAACTAAGTAATGCATAGTCTGAGAAACAATGGTATCTCCAACAATATCTGTAATATCTTTTTCTTCATTATTAAAGTTAATTGATAACTCTACATTCTTTAAACTTAATTTTTGAGTTTTAGCATCATATATCAACTTTCCGTCAGCCATTTCGAAGCCACCAGTTTCAAGGTTTATATGTGTTCCTTTTAATTCATTATTAAGATTAGAATAATTAGCCGAATATATATCACCTGCAACCATAAGACCAGATATTACAAACTGTGTATTCAAACCATACTTTTCATGTGTAACTCCATTAAGAGTATATTTTTGCTTTCCTAATGCAGTAATTGCCGTTCTCCACCTATCTGTCGTAAACACAAATTCATTAGCATTAATTCGTGCCTGTTCATCTTTATAATCATCAATCACATCGTCATAACTTCTAATAAGAATACCATGCTCATCAAATATTGCAGTTGAATTAGTGTTGTGAACACTATAGAGAGCAGAATCTAATCCTTCTTTTTGCAATCTTTCAAATGTAAGATTGGCTTTCTCACCTTGGCTTGCCTGCTTAACAGTAGAAGAGTAGCTTGATACCATAGATTGTGATTTTGTAAGAATGTCTTTAACTATATTAACATCTGGACTTCCATATCTATATGCATCCGAAAATGTGACAGATAATTTGCTTAAATCTCCATAGGAAATTGAAATATCTGCCAATCTCATTACATAAATTTTCCCATCAATCTTAGTTCTGATAAAGTTACCCAAAGTAAAATCATCAAGAATAGGTTCGAAAATTCTGTTTCCGTCTTTGTCAGTTAATAGAAGGAGATTTTGCAATGTACCTGAGATAGTGAATTGCTTCTCACCAGATTTAACTAATTCTTTCTTGGCAACTACCAATAATTCATTAGCTTTATCAATTAATTCAGTATTGGTCAGTCCATCAGATATATAATTCTCGTTACTATAATCATCTTCACGCCTATAATAAGTGAACAATTTCCAATATTCTTCACCTATATACGATTCAAAATCAAGCTCATTATGAGTCTTAGATATTAAATCCTCAATATATTTCTCAAGTCCTGTGATTGTGTCTAATTGGGAATTTCTATAAGATAATTCAGTCTCTAATGCGATAAAACGTTCATAATATGGGAGATAAATAGAATCGTGTAGATCAGAAGAATTAGATGCGACACCTTGTTCAGTGAGAATATTAATTGCTGACTGATAAGCAGATTGGTAAGAAGTCAATCTTTGAGCAGAATACTTGTGAATTTCTTCCTTGAATTTGTTAATATCTTTAGTATTATAAATATCCTGAAGACCTTGATCATTAACCTTACCCATCGCTTTATCTACTTGCTGATTAACGTAAGCAATATAATCATCGTTGATTTCAATACTTATAACATCTTTCATTTCAGCCGTGTCTTTACTGTCAGAATAATTGGTTAATTTGAAGCGACCAGTCCATGTTTGAGATTTAAGTGTAGAACCATCAAGAATTTCAATCTTATAAATGGAAGTATCAATGATTGCTTTTGCCATCGCAAGAACTGCATTGTTAGCAGTGTAAACAGATATCTTACTTACATCTGTAACCGCTACAGGAGACAAATTAGATGGAGTAAGCAAAGCTAATTGAGATGCCGCTGTTTTATCCTCTTGCTTCCATGTCGGCATCATAGAATTATTAAGATAAGAATATAAATCAATGACATCATAATACACAGATGTTATATTACTCCAACCTATATACTGCTGTTGAATAGAAGAGTATGTAGTTTCGGGATAATATTTTTTGATATATTCAATAATATCGTTATATTGATTTACAAGAGAAGCTTCTAAGGAAAAAGATTTGTTATTAGTATATTCATCAACAAGTTCATCATATGATTTTATCTTAGATTGTAGCTCGTCTGGCATATCTGACAAAGTATCTTGATTGAAATAATATATATAATTACTGCCGTTAGGATTAATGTTCTTCAATGTTGCATTAATTAAATCATCTCCACCAATAACTCTAAAACAGTTTTTAACACTGTCTGTTTCCGATGTTAGCTGTATTTCAGAACCAAGATTATTTTTATCTACAAAGATTGATGTATCTTTGCCATATGGTTCATGTAAAATTGTTCCTTCACACTCAGGACAAATTGTAAACACATCTTCGCTTCTATATCCACAATCCAAACAACAAGTTTCCATATCGTATACGTAGACACTTCTTGTATTTGAATCAAATAAGAATATACATCCAATTTCCTGAGAAAGAGTGCTTGTTAAGAAGTCATATATGCTTGTACCATCTATGCTGAATGAACGCTGAATTTTTAAGAGAGTTTCATCGACATGAGCAATTGTATAACCAGGTGCTTTTTCAAAAATTCTATCCAGCAAAGAACTATCTTTCTTATCAGGGTTATAAAATATAGTTGGCTCGGTGTATTCTTCACGAGCAATATCATCCTCTGTATTAATTTCAATGTCGTGTAAAATTACTTGCCCAAGTTCAGCTTCACACAACGATTTAGCTGTTACAAGTTTCTTTGTATTTTTTTCTGATTCGTCTGTTCCAACTGTAATCTCGAACCATTCATCATATTCTTTAACGTATATCGTTTTAAAATCAACGATTTTATCCCACAGATTTTCAACATTTTCATTTTTTTCTTTATATACATTAAATGATAATTCGTCAACTACATTGAATTGTGAATGATATGTTATAGAATCGGCAGGAATATTAATAATTTCGCCAAATTTTTCAAGATTTCTGTTACCTAGAATAATATGTAAAGGTCTTATGCCTTGACCAGTTTTCTGCATTCTAAGTAAATTTTTTACATTAATTTTCTGCACTAAATTCCTACCTTTCTAACAGATTGATAATTCATAGTTATATTTATATTAAGTGTAGAAGAGTAGTAATTATCTCTGTTGTTATATGTGTTTATAATTTTTAACCAATTGTAATTAAAATCATTGGCAATCTTGTGATTAAGATTATCAGATGTAATTATTCCATGCTTATTATCAAGAGTGATTTTTTCTCCCTGTGAACAATTCTCAATAATAAATAATTCGTTATCTGCTGAATTAGTTATAGTAAGATTACCAGCTTCATTACAAGTTATTGTCGTGTAAGGATAAGTTTCTCCAATCTCATCTGAATCATCATGTACACAGAACTCCTTTACATTTGTGAAAACTAAATCGTTACCATCATTAAAAGCATAAGCAGCATTGGAAGTAAACGTGCATTCTATTCCATATATATCATCATTAATCTTAATTGCTTGGATATTAAATGATCCATAAAAGGATATGTTCTCATAGCCTTCTTTATTTATTTTGAACTGTTCAAATCTCTTTCTATTAAGCCACCTGTTGATTGCACTGTATTCTTCTGGTGTTATTGGAAGAGGTTCACAGTTATAATCTAATCTACATAACTGGATGGTGAAAGAATAATCTTCTTCATATGATGTTCCATATAATTCAGATATATCTTGCCCAACCGATTTAATTGAATTGAATGTCAGATTAGAACCAGATGAGACAGTTTCAGCACCGCCAGAGGAAGAGTCGAAATTAACCGCAACTAATCCGTAATCACTTGCCAACTCGTTTGCATATTGAAAATCAGTAAACATGTCTTTCACCATCCTTTTTTATTTGAAAATTCTGAATAAACTTTTGAAAAATTTATTCAATTTGTTTATATAGCCTGCCTTAATTGAATCCATTTCGGCTATTTTTTCGTCCAAAACAGCAATCTTGGATTTATATTCATTACAAAGTTTTTCGTACATATTTTTCGATATAAGTGCCTTTTTTATAAGCAGAGAGAGGTCATTAACCTTCTCATCAACGCCTTTACCACTCATTGAAACCGTGATTTCATAATTGGCAATTTTAGCTTTTAGTTCTGCGTTTTCTTTTTCGAGTAGATTGCAGTGACTTTTGTAATACTGCAATTCATTACTTTCTTTATTTTTTTTTATTTTCGACATTATTGATTCTCCGTATAAGATAATTTAAATAAAAGGCACACCAATTACGGTATGCCTTAGTTGATATTTTATCTAAATGTTAATTTGTTTAATGAATTCCTACTTAATATATTTACACAATTATTCTACCTTTTCATTGAATATAATGATATAATAGATTAAATAAATATTATACAAGGAGGATAATTTATGAAAACTATAAACAAAAATGAAATTGACACAGTTGTTAATTCAATAATGCTTGATATATCTAAGGATATTCATAAAGATTTCCAAGATAAACTCAATGAAATTCCTGATGAATATAAGAATAATCCATATTCATATGGTGAATTGTGTGCATCATTTGCCATCAACAAAGCCAGTATGATTATATCAGAAGTTTTAAAAGAATTATTAATTGACTAATATAAATTAATTGTTTATAAGGTGTATTAATAAATACACCTTATAATATTTATCTAAAAGTCAACATATTGAGTGAATTTCGTCCTAATACCTGACCAAGAGTACCCTCTTGAATTGCCTTCACAAATCTCTTATCTTTTACCATCTGTTTCATAAAGTCCTCATAATTCTGTACATTAGGTAATGATAAAGTTACATCCCCGAATTGTACATCAACCTTATTAGAAAGATTATTAGATATATTAGAAATATCAGGTAACTCACCAAGATTATCCATATACATGTTTGGTGTAGTGATTCCCTTAGAAAGATTCCAAAGTTTTTCAACCTGGTCTTTATTGAATACCATGTCACCAGCGTCCAACTTACGAAGAGTACCATATTTCTTTGAGAAGATTACTTCTGAACCAAGACCTTCTTCATCTGTAAGTGTAAGACCGCCTGTTGCTGATTTAGTTCCTTTACGATAACCATGACTTTTCATCCAATCAAGCATCCATACGTTCTGATCATAAGTAGCGTAATACTGTCCTTCACCACCCATTTGATCGTAGTACTGACTACGAGCTGCGAATGATGAATCATAATCGTGTAGCTTAAGGCGATCCACGATTGATGTGTCTATATTTAAACTATTTTTATCGAAATAATCCTTACTATATATCCAATCAACACCGTCACTTCCAGAAGAATCATTATCATCTGAACCAGTATCCCAGTTTCCACTCCAATCATCATCAGAATAATCATTACCACCTGAGTAACCGCCATCAGAACTTGCATTCTGTTCAGCCTGCTGTCTTGCAATCTCATCGGCAACTCTCTGTGCCTCGGCATTACTATTTGCAAGTAATCCCTGTACAGCGGAATTGATATTATCACAAACATCTTTAATCTTTGAATTGCTATCAATGAAACTTGTGCTGAAATTATCAAGAACCTTAGTTATATTACCAGTATTAGTACTCCATATAGAAGCCATTGATTCACTTAGTTTATAACCATAATTTTCAGCAGTAGAAGTAATAGTTTCTGCAATATCAGAAGCATTATCATTAGATTGGTCAATAATATCCTGAATTAGATTATCCAATTGATCCAAACGCTGATTGAGCCATTCTTGTGTATTATCTTTTAATTGATCTAAAATTTTCTCAGTGTCGCTAATAAGCTTTTCATATTCAGTATCTTTCAAATCATCTTTAGCAGAATTAATCTGATCTTTAAGCTGCTGAATATTCTTCTTACCTTCCTCAGAATTATCACCTTGATAAGCAGAGTATTGTTTCTCTAAAACATTAAGAGCTTCCGTTTTCTCACGAATAGATTTCTCATAATCGTAAGCGTCCTTCATAGTACTCATAAGCTCTTTGTATTTATCAATGGCATCTCCAAGCTTATCAATAAAATCACTATAAGCATCATTAGTCAAATCCTTAATGGCATCTTTTTCGCTCATAGCAGACTTAATAGCTTCTTGTTCCTTATCAATAAGGTCTTGTTTTCTGTCAAGTAACTCTTTGTCATAAGGATCATTAGCTAAATCAGCATCAATTTTAGCAATTTCATCTTTATAAGCTTTTGCTTGATTAAGGTATAATTGGTATTTCTGTGCAAGTAATGCCTGAGCAGCCTGACCTTCTTTGGTCATATTACCATTATCATCAGTTATTCCGACATCCTTAAGTAATTCTGTAAGGAAGTCTGTTTCAGTAATAAGGTTTTCAACGTCATCACGAGTTCTATCAAAAGCATCCCAATTAATCTGGCGAATGGTATTATCATACTCGACCAAAGCCTTCTTAGCATCTAAAATACTTGAAGAAACTTCATCTATTGCTGACTGCATAGAATACCAATCCTCTGATTCAGGCATAATGCTTCCAGAATTTACAGCAGAATTTAATGCATTGACTAAAGCATCCCTTTCGGCTTCGAGTTTTTGAAGATTCTTATTTTCCTGGTCAATCATTGCTGAATTGAGTAGAGTAGAAGAGAACCAACCCTTTTCGTTCATAAGTTCATCTTCTTTACTGTATAAATCTCTAACGGCAACAATCTTATTAATCTTTTCTTCAAATTCAGAAGCTACATTATCGAACCTACTCTTAGCAAGTCCTTTTAGCTCAATACCAAGTTCCTGTACAGCAGTCTTAGCGTCCTGTGCTTTATCATAGAAATCCTGACAATCAGATATAGCATCCTTCAAATCGTCATCATAAATAACATCAATGCTTATAGAACCATCTGCAATCTGATTCTTATAATAGTCATCAAGATCATATGAGCTAAATGCATTCATGTAATACTCATATGCTTGCTTCTGTGCGTTTATTTCGTATGAAAGAGTAGACATTGAATCAGAAAGGGCATTATTACGCTTGAGCCATGTAGTTGTTGTATCAGATACAATATTCTTAAGTCGTGAATATGCTGTAGAAATCTTATTGATTAAGCGTTCAATCCAGTTAAGTTTTTCTGCTGTTTGAGAAGAAGATGAACTATCACTACCGCCTAGACCTTGCCATGATGTATCTATACTTGCATTAATCTGATTGTAAGCCGCATCATCTATGGCATTTTTCATCTTTTCGGCTGTGTTCCAGACTGAATCTATATTATTCTGCAATTCTTTATAGGCATTACTAACATCATTGCCATTCATTTTGAATTTATGATTGTTGTCAGTTACAACCTTATCAAAGTTAGATTTTGAATAAGATTTACTGAATAATGAACCACCTATAGCACCTGGATTTCCTGCGGATATAGCATTTTTAGTAGCTTGAATATTAAAGTCAATACCATCATTTACACCCATAGCCTTATAAAACTCTTTATAAATGTTTGCTATTTGTTGTATTGCCTGTGCTGTAATATTAACCTTTGCCTGTTCCATAGTAGTCCAGTTTGCAACATCTGTACCATAAACTGCTCCTAATTGATTAATCAGTTCTGGATAATTGGTTTTAAGGGTATTAAAGAAATCCTCATCTGTCTTAGCTTTTTCTATAACGGATTTAATATAAGCATCTTTATCATCCTCATATACTCCCTCAAGCTCTGCAAACAATTCTTCTTCAGATATTATACCAAGTAAATATTCAGATAAAGCCTTTTTAGCTTCTGGATACTGCTTAATAATACTCTGCATTGAAGATACGCTAATCTTACCATTATCTGATAATTCTTTCTGAATTGTTGATAGCAAGTCAGCTTCTGATTGTAAATCTGCAAGAGTAGCAGTTTTAGATTTATCGTCTGATTCAGTGAGAAGAGAAGTAGGATCAAATGTTTTAACAGATAAATCTACCGAACTTTTGTTAGCTTCCTCTTGAGCGGCTTTAATAGCTTCTTTAAGACTTTCAACTGTAGTGTTCTCATCAAAAGTCACATTAGCAAGAATGTTTAAATCATCATCAGATAAAGTTGAAAGATAATTATCAATATTTTTCATATCATCAGAAGTTAAATTTTTAGCTTCCTTTGATATCTTAGAAGATAAATCCTCCTGCTTACCTTTACTAGACAGATTATCCCAGTCATTATTTAATCTTGCTAATGCGTCAGATAATTCTTGCGAAGCTTCTGTAACCTTTTTATAAGTATCTGAGGTTGAGTCCAATCCCTCAATTTGATTCTTTGCCTCTTCCTGAATATCTAAAGCAGTTTTCTTTGCATCATCACGAGCCTTTTCAAGCTGTGCTTTATTTTTCTCATACTCCTTGGTTTCCTTATTGGAAGGGTTTGATTTATCATTATATTCTTCATTTAATGTATCTAACCTAGATTGATTTAAAAGCATTCTTTCTTTGGCTAAATTCATTATATCAAGTTTTGTAAGTTTTTTTTCAAATCCATCTTCGTCTACAACCGAATAATCCTTATATTCTTTAGACAAGGAAGGTGTTATTTTCTTATTAAAATATTTATTAGCAGTATCTTCTAATTCTTTTTGTTTTAAATCATGACGAGCTTTTTCAATATTATACATATTTTCCAGCTCAGTTTTCTGATTTTTGAGATTTTCTAACTCTTGTTCGTCTGTAAAACTTAAAGAATCTTGATTGTTAATTTCAGTTATTTTCTGATTTATTTCATCAAGCTGAGTTTTATAATCTTTTAAAGTTGATTCAGAATCAGAAACATCTTGTTTTAAGTTAGATATTTTATCTTTTAATTCATCAAAACTTGTCGTACAAGCGTCAACGATTTTTACGGTAGCATAAATTGCACCTATAGCAGCCGTTATAGCAAGTAATACAGGATGAGCGGCAGCAAGCGATTTTAATGATGCTCCCAATCCTTTAATAGCCGTACCAAATCCAACAGTGGCAGTAGTAGCAGTACCTTCGGCAACAGCTACGGCATTAGTAGCAGTTGCGTTGGCAAGTTCAGCAGTAGTGGTTTCAAGAATATTACCTGTAAGACCTTTTTGACTTAATATTGCCCTAATCTGTATTTCATTAAGAGTTGACTCAGCAATTGAAGCTTTGACAGCTTCAATAGAATAACCTTTGAGGGATTCAGCTAATTTATTGGCAATTACCGCTTCATCATCAAATCCTTTATCTAATCCTGTATTTGATAAAGATTGTAATGTATTAATTATTGTTTTTGTTGCATCTAAAGACTCTCCAACAGTTTTAAGTTGCTAATCAATAATAAATATAATACAATATTTATAATAAATTTAATAATCGGAGGATTAAAATATGACTTCTCAAGATTTAATGGATAAACTTTCAGATGACACAATCGCTAGAAGTGAATTTTATAAAGAATTTAGTAAAGTTGGTGAAACAAAAAATAAGTTAAAATGTATCGAATTATTAATGAAACATTATAATTGTGGATTTGATGAGGCGAGAGAAGTAATGGATTTTATATTAGATGGCAAACCTCTTCCTAATCCCGACCTTACCCCACAGCAAATTGCTCAAGCCAACGCCCAAGCACAAGATTGGTTAAATAAGGTTCATTGTCCATATTGTAATTCAACAAATGTTACAAAAATTAGTACAGTTGATAGAGTGGTATCAACGGGATTATTTGGTCTTGCAAGTAAGAAAATAGGTAAGCAATGGCACTGTAACGAGTGCAAATCAAATTTTTAATATTGGTATTATTTAACAAAACTAACGTTCTGAATATATCCTTTATCTATATAGTGATACAATAAATGTATAATTTATGTATTCAAAGGAGGAATATATTATGACATTTAATCATGAAAGCATAATAGTTATTTTAGAGGAAATTGAAAAAGCAATCTCTTTTAAAGGATCTGATTTATCAGATCCACAGGACTGGAATTTTGAACTTAATCTTCCTGTTGAAGATATTATTAAACGCAGTCCTAATGAATCAGATAATATAAGATATGTTATAAAAATATTTGAAATGTTAGGATATATCACATTTAAATGTGACGATTTTTCTATAATACAGTCCGTTACAGACAAAGGAATTAGATTTCTATTTTCTGAAATACATAATGTAAAATTTATTTAATAATTTGTAGATGAAGTACGATTATAATTATCTACACCTTTTGTGGCAATTTTATTAATACAATCAGCAATAGTTTTTAATGATTTTTCCTCAATTGTTTCATTTTTCATTGGTATATCTAAAACCATATCTGAACAATCAATAAAAAGTTTTTGGGCTTGCCTAATGGTAAGTCCTTTTTCTTTAACCAAGTCTATGAATTCACACATTAATTCATAATATTTATCTTCGGTTAAACCATATGGAACTTCATAATTCTTTCCGTATTCTGTTATTTTTGTAATCATAATATAACCTCCTTTGTTTATAAATATTTATAGTAAAATATAGTTACGAATACATCGTATCCTTGTATTTAATTATAATTATGTTATGATATAATTATGAAAGGAAATAGCGTATGAGTGAAATATATAAAGTATATTATTGTTCCAAATGTCAAATAAGTAAGCAAATAAAAGAAAATGAAGTCTTTGATGGACTTTGCAAGTGTTGCAAAGGAAAAATGTTTCTAAAAAACAGTAAATATGAATAAGATTAAAGAAAGTACACCAGATATTCTGCAATATAATAAACCTAAGTGCCCAACTTGCGGTTCTACAAATTAAAAAGATGGGTGGAATAGAACGTGGAGCTTCAATAGCTGCATTTGGAATCTTTAGTAAGAAAATCAATAAAACATTCAAGTGTTGTAATTGCGGTTATACCTGGTGATAAGGAGGTGTAATTTTATACCAACAAATAATACAGACAACACAAGTCAAAAGAACACAAATAATAATAACAGTAGCAACCAACAGAAACCACCATTACCTCAAGCTAATCTTACTTCAAGAGTGAGTGAAATATTTGAGTTGATAAATACAGAAAAACGCAATAATTAATTATTATCCTTACTACAAAATATACAAAGTAATTCTGGAACAGAGGTTGTCAAATTGTGGTATGGTAACGGTGGTCGGTTATCAATATTAACTTTGTCATTATTGTTGTTGGTAGCCGTTTTAATTGGAGGTTTTGATTTTGATTTCATATGAGACAATCCTTTCTTTTGAGAGTGATTTTTAAAATAAATCGTAATATAAAATGGTAAAATATTCCTTATTTACCTTACAATAATTTTAAAGCAGAGGGGGGTGAATTTATGTATAATGATATGTCTCCAACAGAACTATGTTGGCAAACAGGCGACTATACAGATGAATGTCATTGTGAATTCTGTGAACATAGTGACGAATGTAGCGGAGAAGATAAAGACTGATGGGATAATAGAAAAGAAGAGTAATATAAAAGAGCAGGATTAACCTCCTGCTCTTCGTTGTTAGTATAAAGAGGACTCTTCCGTACATCGAAGAAGTCCTAGTGAACTAATGTCCACAATCTTGTTAATTTTGCAAGGTATTTATTCGTAAGAATAAGTCTTGCTGTCCGACATATAAAAATAAATATTTTATATGTGTAATTATAATAACATTATAATGTTAGTTTGTCAATTATTTTCTAAATTACTCAAATTTATCTTAAGTTGTTCAATTTCACGCTTTAATTTTTCATTTTCATTTCTATACTTATCTGCACGTGATTGATTACACTTTCTTTGTATAGATAAATAATCTAATTTTCTTTTATACTCATTATTTTCCTCTAATAGTTTATTATATTCATTAGGAAAATATGTGTTAAGCATGGTATCTTTAATTTCTTCAAATAGCTTACATTCCCCTAATGTATCTGTAGTCAAATTTCCCATTTTATATAGAATACGTGTTTGACTAATAACCTTTGCTTGGTTAATGTGAATTACACATTGTTTATTAAAACCATCAGATGTATCTACAATTCTATAATTTTTATCGCCTGATTTATTGTTTATTGGATGATATCCCATATCAATATATTGTTTTTGCCCAGAGACTGGTAAAACAAAAAGGAAATCACCTACTTTCTCTATTACTACACAAGGATGTTCATAAGACAATTCTGGTGTATATGACAAATTCCAATCAACCATAAATATATCACCGACATTAATATCGCCAATTTTAGCATCAAGTGGCTTATGACACTGCTCATATCTGTCAAGCCAATCATTCATACTTTTAATAAATAATCCTGTTTGGTATGATTTTGTTCTTTCGAACTTATTTATCAATTTTGAAAATAACCCAAAGATTGATTTTGATACAGTAATATTTTCATAAGATAGAGTATTCTTACATTCATCTATATTATTTCTTAACTGTGTTTTTAATTCTCGTATTGGTATTTGCATATAGAATTCCCCAATCATTAATATATAATAAAGTATTATATACCAATAATTGACATATATCTACAAGAACATTTGTTTAGTATTTTCGTACTTGACAAGACATTCATCTGAATGTAAAATACACTCAATCGAATGTAATGGGAGGAAAAATATGAAAACAGAATTTTTTAAATTATTAACAACATCTAATATACTCAAAGAAAGAAGAATTAATCTTAGATTAACTCAGCAAGAGGTCGCTGAAAAAGCAGGAATTCTACTTCAACAATATCAAAAATTTGAAAGTGGAGAACGCAAAATTGAATCAGCCACTTTCCAAACTGCTTGTAGGGTAATTGAGGCATTAGATATGGATATTACTAAATTCTATCATAGAGAATATTCATTAAGCGATGATAAAATAACGCTCGATATTGAAAAGGATAATATGTAATGATTAACATTTAATAATACGACTGATTTAGATATCATACGAAGGAGTTACATTATGTTCAAAATCCATTATTGTCCTAATTGCCATAGAATCACATACACGCATTATATTAAATGTATATGCAGAACATGCAACATTGAATGCAAAAATCTTGATATAGAATTTGAAAAATTCTTCTCAATGACGAAATCCGAAAGAGAAGAGTATATTAATTCACAATTACATAATTAGAACTATTGTTCTGGATTGTATTGAATTAAATACAATGGTAAAATATAGACATTGGAGAAACAACATAGATGTGTGCCATAACACTCTATAACCGAAGGTTGTCCCAATGTCTATTTTTATGGCAGTCGGAATAAATATCTGCCCGTTCTGGGCTAAAAGAATATTCCCTACTTATTTATATTCTTACTAAGAAGGGAGGTGAAAATACATATTGAATATATTATATGCCGAGATAATCGGTTCAATAATTCTTGGAATATGTTATGTAATATGCCACATAGCTTCAATCGTTGGCAAATGTTACATTGCTAAAATCTGCAAAGACTACAGTGATTCCAAAACTGGAAGTTTAGCAGAAATGACTTCTAAGGATATCAATATCAATCTTCATCATTAATGTTCTTCATTTATATATTTATTCTCCTTTACTTCAATGATAGGGCTGTCTCACGACAGTCCTATTTTATTATTCTCTGTTTATAAATTATTTTTGGAATTTCCTAGTTGAGTGAAACACACACTCAAGTACATTACTGAATTCCGAAATCGCAATGTACACTATGCATTATAAGCGAATGTCATACTTAAGGCGATGACTCACTTAGAGGATGGGTATGTCGTTGGGGATTGCTCTCTTATATAGTTATTCTCTATATATGACCTTTCATTTCTATATATGGTCAACATTATAAAATGTAGAGTACCGTCCTGCTCGTTGCCCGTTGTTAATGATACTTAGACACCTATCAAGTCTTCTCGATATTCTCATATATCCACATATACAATTTTTTCTACTTTCGCAACCTCATCCAATATAACTATATGGATTATGGTTTGTTATGTGATCCGTGGGTAGTTTGTTAAGCTACCAAGCATTCAAGCATTTATTCCTCCATGTAAAGTTTATACTCCGCTAAAGTGTTTGCAGAGTTTTTTATTAAGAATCCCATGTATCCATAGACTTGATTACAACGCCATTATGTTATTCTCTTATCTATGATTGACCAACTAAAAACTGTTGGAGAGAGTTTTTTGTGTAAGGTTTGAAAACCCAATCAAAATTCTTAATAAATTTTGTGACACCAAATATTCCACTACCAGTTATTGCAACCCCCAATAAACCAATATGTGAAGTGATGTCATCAATTAAGGATAATGCATCATTACCCAAATTTACGATATTTTTTATATCATCTGACTGAACCAAGTGATTAATAAATTCTGTCCAAGTGTTACTAAGTTTATTTAATGAGCCTGTAAGATTATTGGCTGATTTCTCGGCTTCTTCTAGTGCTGAACCATTAGCTGAATTACTGTTATATAAATTAAGCATCTTTTCATAAGATTCCCAATCGCTAAGTATAGCTGCTAAATCGTTAGCATGGTATTTCTTACCTATATCTGTTAAGATATTTGCTCTTTTCGTATCACCTTCAGGTAAGCTATTAAAAGCAACTGAAAGTTCCTTTAATAATTCAATAGGTGTTTTAAGTCTTTCTGCACCATCAACCATTTTGGTCATTGAAATACCAACAGCTTCAAACGCCTCTCGAACAGGTTTCGAGGTTGTATCTTGAAGAGTAATAAATAAACTCTTTAATGCTGTACCCGCTTCTGAACCACTTTCTCTTGTTTTAGAAACAACAGTAGCAATAAGAGCAGATAATTCATCAACTTTTACACCGTATTGTGCAGCAACAGAAGCCGATTCAGATGTTGCATCTGCCATATCTTGCATACTAATAGCTGCATTATTTGTTATATAGTTTTGTGAATCCAAAACTTTATTCAATTCTTCAACACTATTTTTATAATCGTATGCAGCATTTGTAGCAATAAGATAATCATTTGCTGCATCGCTTGTCATATCACCTGCTGACTGAGCTAAAATAGATAGTTCTGACATTTCTTCTGCATTATCAAAACCAGCACGGTACATCTCCTGTACACCAGTTAAATAATCGGTAGATTTTTTACCATATTTACTTGCTGTATCATAAGAAGCAACGCCAAGTTTCTTTATTTGTTCAGTTGTTAAATCAGAAGTCTTACTGATTTCAGTAAGAATATCATCCATATCTTTCATCTTAGAAACAGCTTCTTTGACTTTATTAACACCTGTCATCAAACTTCCAGTTGCAATAGACCATCCACCAAATTTCTGCCAGGCAGTTTTCAACTTATCAATAGTAGTATTACCTAATAAACCACTATTACGAGCAGAAATTTGTATGCCTTTCATTTTGGCTGTTAAATCGTTAGATTCGGATTTTGTCATTTGCTCATCTAAATTCTTCATCTTGTCGATAAGTTCTTTAATTTCCTTACCGTATTTTTTTGTGGATTTAGTGTTATTATCTAACCATTTCTGCCAAGATTCTGCCTTAGAAAGACGAGATATATCTGTTGCTAAACCGTTTGCAGTTACAGAAGTAGACTTAAAAGATGTTTGTAAGTTTGCGAATTGTGATTTAATCAATCTTAAGTCAGCAGCGCTATTTACCGTTTGTAAATCATTTTTCAATTTGTCAACACTTACATCGACACCATCAATGGTTTTTGAAAAGTTTGAAAATTGAGGATTATTCTTTTCAAAATTATTGATTTGTTCTAACAGTGTATTTGCTTGAGTTGAAAGCATCTTAATTGAAGATTCAGAAACATTCATTTTTACTAAAGCATTTAATTCATTTTTCGCATTAGACAGTGAAGTAAACACCTGTTCAACTTGGGCTTTAGTCATTGAAGCACCATTGTCTGAACCAAATAATTTGGTTATATTAGAAACTTCATTTGTCAGTTTATCCGAAGCCGTTACACCTGAACTGCTAATTTCAGCTTGTAATGCCTTAAACTGCGACTGAGCTTTACTTATACCTTCAGTTAATTTGTCAGATTTAAAAGTAGAACGAACATTTTCAGCATTTCGAAATTCAGATACTAATATTTTATACTGTGAAATTAATTCTTTAACGTTAATTTGTTCATCCGTAAAAGTGTCTCTTGAAGCGTTTCCCATAGTTGTTATGGCATTTTTAACTTCATTGTATTTACTTTCTAATTGTGTTAAATGACCACTTTCTGTTATAGGTCTGTCGGCATTTTTATCTAATGCAGAAGCATTTAGTTGATTTATTTGATTATTCAAATTGGCGGTTGCTGTTTTCTGTATCTTTGCAAAGTTATCAACTTTTACCTTAGATTCATCTAACGCCTTACTATATCTTGTAAGACCTTGAACCCAACCCATTAATGGAACATCATTACCCTTATCATCAACAGTAGTTCCAATTTGTGCCCACTTCATTGTCTTAGTAATAGCTTCGCCAGTTTCGGTATTATATCTGAATACTGCACCTGTTAATTTTTCTACATGTTCATATTCACCAGTTAATTCATTAACACTCTGTTTGGTATCAGTTGTATAATTAACAGAAACCATTTTATTCTTAGCTTGTTGAAGTTTTCTAATTTCTTTATCAACGGCATTATTAAATTCATCTGAATCTGTTTCATCAACTCTAAATGAAAGACCTATTTCTTTAGAGGTAACATTCCTTAATGAATTTTCAACTTCTCCTGAGATAATATTTCCTGCTTGCCTACCAACATTCTGTGCTGCCTGTCCTACATTATTATTCAATGCATTACCAAGATTAATATTAATTCCACTTAAAGCAGTATTAATCTGAGACACCATGTTATTAATAGCAGTTTGGTCTATAAATACATTTTGAAGATTTATCTGTACAGAATTCAATTGTTTCGTAAGATTGGTAATGGTATTGCTATCAAGTTTTGCTTGAATTTCAACACTACCAAGCTGTCTTTTTAAAGCTTCTATATCTTGATTAAGTTGCTGTTTTGATTTTGTGCCATCTAACCCAGCAATTAATCCTATTGAGAAATCATTCATTCCCATTATTATATTCTCCTTTCTGAATCTATTTTTTTGCATAAAAATAACGCTCACAGAAAGGAGCGTTAATAGAATAGAAGAGTAGGCTATGACACCTACAGTTCCAAATTATTTAATTGGTATTCCTACCTTTTTACAATTCTTTTTAAATAATGAAGTGATACCTACTTCACGACCAAGTTCATTTAATGCCTCACTAAAGAAGAAATGTGTACCGCCTACAATAATACCATGTTCCATATTGTCCATACTTTCCAAAACTTGAAGACCAGTAATTCCGTTATATGTATTTCCATGTTTAGGAGTTACAAATCCTCTCTTATACCGAAATGATAAATAATCATCATCCCATCCAACTGTAAAACTATATGTATTTCCTATAGTTTTAATATGTGAAGCCGTAAGAGACTCCATTAATTTATATGTTCTCTCATAAAAAGCAGGTTCAGTTGGATCAAGTGAAGAAAACACAGGTTCATTATAATAATCTTCAACTTTTTTAAAGACAACTTCAAATATTTCATCTCTTGTTAGTTCTAATGCTTTAATGAGATATTTATTTAGAGTCTTTTCCAAATCCTTGATATTATTTATCATATTTATCACTTAATTCATCATCCTTATGATTTTCAGCATGAATAATTTCAGCAAGCTTCTCTATAAAAGTGTCTCTAAGTTCTTCCATAGGAACATCCTTGACAGATAAATATAGATTTTTAACAGTGTCAACAATGTCTTTCTTTTCATTTAAAACATTTTCAACTGCTGTATAAAGCTCTAATTTAATTTTGTGTTCTTTTCTTTTCATTTTAAAATATGTAAACATAATAAATTTCCTTTCTTATATAGAAGTGTGATTATAGAAATCACCCGTTTTATCAATACTCATTCCACATACCAAAGATTTTACTTCTCGCTTCATTTCAGTATTACAAACGAGACAATAATGACCTTCTGATGTATAATCTTTCATAGCCATACTTATAATTTCTTTATGTCCACAATTGGGACAACAAAATGGATAGTTCATTAAGCCTCCTCAACGATTGGTATCAAATCAGCACAAGCATCAGTATCTAATCCCATACTAAACAATTCTTCTGCACTGAGAGACGTGAAATTAACATCTACATCAGAATCGCTCACCGCATTAATCTCCTTAATAAAATCTTTCCAATTTTCGTCTTCAGGACTAATCCTCTTCTGATTAGGAACAATTTCACCATTTTCATCAACAACATCCTTACCATATTTATTAACAAGAGAGTCCTTTGTCATTTCAAAGTCCTTTACAACTCCCTGAATCTCTGAATATAATCTGAGCAACTTAAACTTAAATGCAGCATTAATTACTGATTCACCTTCAATTACATTTTTAATTCTTGCATTGACATTAATTATCTGATATACCTTTAATGTTTTGTTCATATCTTAATATTCTCCTTTATTTCACTATAATTTTTATTTCCGTTCTTGGATTATCCTTATCATATCCTGTTTTTAATGTAAGAGAATGTAAATGCTTCCCATCATCATCAATAATAAAACCTGATTCGCTAAATCCATCTAGGATAAATTTAGGAACTGTGTTATCACAATCCACACGCCTTTTTGTCGGCATATAAGTGGTAAATATCATCTCAAAAGACTCTAAGTGTTTATCTTGTAAACCTAAGTCCTTTATCCAAAAAACAATAAAATCTTTCCATTTTTGTTTAAGTTGATTCATCTGTATTCTTGGTAATATCATCCATGTGTTGATTGAGGGGTGCATTGGTCTTTCAATAGGAATTTTCCTTGCTTTAGGATGTTGCTTGAAATAATATTTATTATATTTCTCCAATACATCTTGGTTTAAAATCAAATCAATAATTTCTATATCTTTCATTCCTTTCTTGATTAAGGGGGTAAGAGAGTGGTCTAGCCACACACTCTCCATATAAAATAAAATGCCCTTACTACATGGCTAGATAGTAGTAAAGACATTTTGAATGTGTTATAATAAATAAACACTTACCAATCTTACCTCATAATTTTGAGAGAAAGTTCTTGGTGAAATACTAATCTATGAATATCTGTATATATCCATATCTTGTACACGTCAATCAGTACAAACGCTTTCGTCTTGGTCGATGGGAACATGTTTGTCAGCATTGGCGGTCTTATCCTAACCGATAATGATAATTAAGTTCATTCTGTAGTCGTGGATCAAACTCTCATATTTGTCACGTCTATCGTGGGATTGGTAAGTGTTTTTTATTTAAAGTGTGGCTTCAAAATCACTATGAAAGCACACTTTCTTTATTATTAGTATACTATCTAGGTATAATTAAAGACTGACCTGGATAAATAGTATATGGTTCTCCGATACCATTAGCTTCTGCAATAGAATACCAATCTACACCAAGCTTATCACCAATGGCTGAAAGACAATCTCCGCTTTCAACTTCATATGTATCATAAGAAGGTTCTTCATAATTGTCTTCTGGCGTAGAGCTACCATTAATAACAGAGTCATTTACCCAGCCCCTACCATTTTCAATAAGATATGGATTTCTCGCACCTTCAGCGATAGCTGTAATAGTTCCATCTGTATAAAGTGGGTTAAGTGGTTCTTCGGAAGTTGAAGAAGCAAAGAGTACTGAATATGTGACATATTCGCCAACAGAATGAGTAAGACCTGTAGGTTCTTCTACATCAGGCGATTCTGGTTCAGAAATATTTTCATCATTATTTTCAACAATACAATCATCATTAATCCAGCCTGTACCACCGTTGATAAGATATGGATTTCTTACAGATGCAATGATATTAGTAATTGTACCTTCTGTAATTGAAGGTGTTAATCCATTTTCGGAAGTAGAAGACGCATAAATTGTATGATATGACACATAATCTCCTACATGATATTTTGTTTCAATATCATCTGATTCAGAGTTATCTTCAGTTGGTTCAGATGGAGTAGCTGGTTCAACATTAGGTAATTCTCCATAATAATAATTCATATCAAATCTATGATGAAGTTCAGTTGTTGTCTCACCCGTTGAAACACCATTATCATCATATATAGGTGTTTCAGTATAATATGAAACTCCCTCAATATAACCATCTGATGTATATTGCCACAACAGACAATCCATCGAAGGTTCATCTATTCCCCAATGCGCAAGCCATCTGTTAAATCCTTCAAAAGACATTAATCTACCATTATTTAATATATTAGTAAAATAACTATAATTTGCGTAAACACCCGTTTTATATCCTGCATCCTTAATAATCTGCATGAATTCTACACAAAAATCTGTGAGAAGTTCACCATTTTGTTCGGGAACAAGACCATGATTTCTTTTATATCCATCAGCATCTTCCATATCAAACCATACACCAAGAACAGGATTAAATCCCTGAATCATTCTTAATATATGAGCTGCTTCACTTCTTGTTTCTTCTATATTAAGACAATAAGAATATATGTACACACCATAAGGTATACCGAGTCTTTCACATTCACGCATATTTCTAATTGCCTGTTTGTCATCCTGAGATTCAAAATCAGAACCAAAACCGATTCTGATGATTACACCATCAATACTTGACTTAATTGTATCCCAATCAAGCTGTCCATTATTGTCTGACACATCTATAATTCTATAAGCCATAATTTCCTCCTTTATTATTTTTAGATAAAATAAAAGAACGAGCCTGAATTAGACTCGTTCTCATTGAAAGTTTTTATATTTAATTGTATTGTTATACCGCTAATTGCATAGGGTATAACTCCCATTTCCCATTTGGGTATTTATCAGCATTATCAGTTACTATCTTATGTACTTCTTCAAGACTTCCAACATTAGTATCAACATGTATAACCTTACCGCCAGTTATACATAATTCCTCACATATTAAGTTATAAAACATTCTTCCCATACTTATTCTTCCTCCTCAATTTTCGATACAAAATAACTCATATATATCAACATCAAGTATACGAGAAAGAACAATAGCATTTGTAAGAAGTATATCCTTTGTATTCCCATTTTCAATTTTATTAAGAGCTGCAACCGATATTCCGCTAAGTCTTGATAATTCCTGTAATGTTAACCCCTTTTTATTTCGATAATACCATAATTTGTTGTCCATAATGTTAATATGTATATGTATATTTTGTTTATACAAATTTTATCATGGTAAATTTTTACTGTGGTAGAAATTTAATCTTCTTTAATTGGCAAAGCCATTACTTCAGGATATAATTTGTCGTGATAAATATCATCGCCTCCAGCAGCTTCATAGATCTTTCCAAGTTCAATAAATGTTTTTAACCCTGATTTATCAATATACTCTTTGGTTACAAATTTTTCATGTAATCCGTACAATTGTCCTCGAAGAGTAGCAACTGTTTTTGCTTTATCCTTAATTTCCCTTTTAGTAAGGTTGTCTTTAATATCGTCAATGCCATTAGAAATCTTTAAAATTTCCTGATACTGCCAATTATCGTGTTTTTCAAGCGTTTTAATACGGTTTTCTATTGTCTCTTTATCTTCGTCAATACCTGTTTTCAATCTAAGTTTCTTCTTAAAATAACTAAATATTTCAATAATTTCCTTGGCTGCAAATAAGATGGCAAAGAACCCAAGAATGACTAATAAATAATCAATTTGTGTAAGTTTTTCTATAGATCCCACTCATATGTACCATCCCTTCTTTATTCATGTTTGACATCGTATAGGGCAGTCCCAATGAGTGAATCCAAATAATCTTCGAAATCACTATTAGCTTCCTTGAGTGACTTATACACAATAGTATTAAGAGCCTGAATAGCCTTTTCCTTTGCAACAGCCTTAACTTCTGCTTGCTTTTCGGGTGTCCAATCGGCAGTACCCTTAATATCTTTAACTTCTGTCTCATATACAGACTTAACAGCCTTTTTAACTTCTACATAAAGAATATCAGCATATTTATCAAGCTTTTTATCTTTGAGGCAAGAGTATAACTTAGTCAAGATAGGTACTAATACAATTGTCCATATTGCAGATAAAAGTTCTAACCAATTTATATTCTGAAAAACTTCCTTCATAATTTATTTCCTCCTTATTTTTATTTATTCATTTGTCTTAATGTTTCTACACATCTCTTCAATACTTCACAAAACTTATTTAGTTCAGCAATCTCTTCTTCACCACATAATGTAATTCTTATACAACTATTTATATCTTCTTTGTTCATTTTAATAGCCAATAGAGTAGAAGATGGTGGTGAACTACCCACGAGCTAAAGCTCGTTGGCTTCCTAATCAATATGCGTAACCGCACAAGTTTACTTAGGCTATTCCGACAGTTCCTGCCGTTCTCATTCTCAAACCTTCATTGAGAATATTTATTGCTGCATTTATGTCTCTTTCATGATGTATACCACAAACAGGGCAAGTCCATTCTCTTATAGACAATGCTTTTTTACCATCTTTGTGTCCACAATTAGAACATATCTGACTTGATGGATACCAAGTATCAATCTTAATAACTTCTCGACCATACCATTCAGCCTTATATTCCAATTGTCTTACAAATTCACTCCATGATACATCTGCTATTGATTTTGCTAATTTGTGATTACTCATCATATTTTTTACACGAAGATCTTCAAGTACAATCATTTGATTTTCACGAATAATTCTTGTAGATAACTTATGTAAAAAATCTTTTCTCTGATTAGTAATCTTTTCATGTTGTTTTGCAACTTTTATTCTACATTTCTCTCTGTTTTTACTTCCTTTTTGACAACGTGATAAATCCTTTTGTAACTTTCTTAATCTTTTTTCGGATTTTCTAAAATAGTTAGGATTTTCAATTATTTCTCCATCAGAAGTAATACAAAACTCTTTAATGCCAAGGTCAATACCTATTTCATTATTACTAATAGGTAATTTTTCTTTATCTTCTTGATTAACCAAAACAGAAACATAATATTTACCTGAAGGATTCTGTAAAACTGTAACAGATTTAATCAACCCTTCAAAATTTCTATGCTTCTTTACTCTAACCAAACCAATTTTAGGAAGTTTAATATATCTATCAGATACATAAATATTTCCACCTTGATTATTAGTAGTGTAAGAGTAGTTATGATTTTTCTTACTCTTAAATTTAGGAAATCCTACTTCTGGTCTTTTAAAGAAATTATTATATGCAGTTTGTAAATTCATTTGTGCATTTGCTAATGCAAGAGAATCAACTTCTTTTAACCATTCAAACTCTTTCTTATATTGAGCAGGTGTATTATTAAGTTTTTGTTTTGTTTCTTTATAATACTCAATCTTATCTGAAAGCATACGATTATAGATGAATCGTACACATCCAAAACATTTTGCAAAATATTCTTGTTGTTCTTTATTAGGATACAATCTATATTTATATGCAACTAACATCTATAATCACTTCCTTTCATTTATATATTCTCTGTTTTAACCTTGCTTTTCTATATATTTTCTTAATTGCTTTTCACTGACATTTCCAATACTACAAATAAAATATCCATCCGTGAAGAATGTATTTTCTTTCCAAAAATGTTTAGATAAATAATTCTTATATATTTTCCAAATATAATAAGTTATATATGACTTTATAGTTCTAACTAAATCTGATAGATTTATATTTGATTCTGTCTCTACTATACAGTGAATATGGTAATTATCTGTTTTGCATTAACGCCAGATTGATACATTGAAGATGGATTCTGATATGTGTCAAGAAGAGATATGATATAATCTTTAACTTCTGGTTTTAGTGGAGTTGTGGCTGCATTATCGAGATACATTCAATCACCACCATTATTAGGTCTATTTTTCATCCATTCTTCATAGCATTTCTTAGTTTCTCCTTTATGAAAGAAACAACATAAATGTCCAGGATTTCTTTCACTTTCTTCTGTCCATTTTGGCTGAACATGCCACTTAGATGTATAGAATATTATCTGAGGTAATTGAGTAATAGGAATAATGTTTTCTCTTCCATAACATTCGTATACTTCATCTAAAGAGTTAAATATTTTGTTAATTTTAATCACCACCTAAATCGTAAAAAATAGGGATAGCAAAACAAATATTGTAGTCATGCTATCCCTATAGGTATTATGATTAAAATTAACTACAATATTTATTCTGATTTTTCTAATGGCTTTTCTTTTACTGTTTTCTGAACATTTCTCGTGGAAATTTTAGAATTGTTATATTCCTGTTCAGATACAGCAGAATATTTACCATTTTCATATTTTATGTACACAACTTTTGTTCCTTCGGGAACATCTAAGGTTATCTGAATTTCTTTACCTTTAAATTCAAAAACAACAATATTGAGGAACTTGTTGTGATATGTAATTTTACATTTCTGTATCATTGCTTAATTCCTCCAAAAAATAGAAGAGTGCTTAAAAACACTCTTCTTAATGAATATATTATTCCTCAATAAGAGTAAGATCTAACATATTATCATCTTCATCTGCCATAAGATCGCATGTTATTGTTATACTTCCTGGATCACCATTATTAGAATATGAAAGACTCATATTAGACTGTGGAGCAACCTTATAAGCAGTAAACTTATATGGGAGAACGTTATCATCCTCTGTCTTCATAATAGTATCTCCATAAACAATAAAATTCTTAGGGAAACTTGTAGACTTGATGTTGATTCTTTCAACACCAGTAGATACTTCCTTAAGATAATATGCGATTACCTTATCTCCATCTGTAAGGGCAGAAGTAAGAGTAATAGCTGTTGAATCACCAGTAATTGCTAAAGATGTTCCACAATCATCATCTGCTTTATATACAACAACACTTCCTGCAACAGGTGCTTCTGATAATGTTACTGTAGCCCCTGAACCAGTAACAGCAAGTTCCTCTCTAACCATAAATTTAGCTGTCTTAGAAACTTCACCACCTGTAATTAACTGCCATAATTTAACAGTCTGAATTTGAGTTTCAATAGTAAGAGTACCACCTTTTTCACCACTAAAGCTAACCTTCTTAGGGTGTCCTTTACCGCCATATGCATATACATTTTCACCTGTAAGTTCAGTAGTAGTTACATTGGCGAAATCAAGGTTTAAGAAAGGCTTCTTAGTAGCATAGTCAACAAAAATAAGGTCGGCAACTTCTCTGTTAGCCATATTTGTATTACTATTTGCCATTTTATAATCCTCCTAATTTAATATTTTTATAAATAAAAAAGACTCTGCATCTCGCAAAGCCTTAATTGTCGATTCTTTTATACCATTCCGTATAATTAAATTGTTTCTTTTCATCTCCCCAAACTGAGACTGTAAATTTACTCATATCATATATGTTATTTCCAGCCATTCTCGTAAAAGCATCCCATAATTGATATACTGTTATATTCCAAATATTTGTCATATTCAATGAAGTGTGTTTATTTGCTATAACTGATACTAAATTATCTAATTGTAATGCTTTATCTGCCTTATTTTTCTTCTTATTTGCCTCTCTACCTTTTTTGAGTTTTTCTAATATCTCTAATGCTTTTTTGCTTTTAACTTTTGATTCGTCAATTTCTTCTTCATCATTATTAATTGCATTGAGTTGCAATATAATACTGACTAACTCCTTCCATATTTTTGTATGTATAAATGATTTTGGAATAATATTGCCCTTATCATCTTTACTGTCATAAACAATAAAAGCGGAGATTTCTTTGTTCCAAACAACATTTTCAACAACGAAAAAATCCAATACCTTAGTAAGATTACCAATTATTGTCTCATCAACCTTACATATATCAATCAAAGTGACATCATTTTTATCTGTCTCGCTTAATGATTCATACCATGCACGAAGTTTTGGGTTAATTTCATCTATATACATTTGTGGGGTGAGAGATAAGATTCTTATATAAAAAAGATAAATATCATATGTAATATTCCATATCTCCGATAAAGTGGGAGATTTTATACTACATATAGATGTTTTAAATGGGAATGGCGATATGAGATCGGAGTAACTTAATTTCATCAATTATCCTTAATTTTAAAATCAGATATTGTGTAAATCATCTGTTTACCATAGGTTTTAGCGTTTGGGAAGAAATGTTCAACAGATGATAAGTGAAGTTTACCAATACCAAACTTGTCTGAATTCCTTAAAGATCTTTCAATCATATCGCATAATATATCAACTCTAGTACCACGATATCCTTTCTTAGAATATTTCATAATACCTTTATGACAAAATACCCATATAGTTATCATCATGTCTTTAATTGTTCCAGTTGGTATTCTTGGAGTTTCAACTTCACAACAAATATAACTCAATGTTTGAGTTTGTGTTTCGTCTATATATAAGTAAGGAAAGATTTGCTTATACACAGTATCGTCAATCTCATCTTGTGTATATTTCTTATCATATCCTTTACCTAATAAGACTTCCATTATTTCGCTATTGTCGAGAAAGGTTTGAATAAGAATAGATTTACACAATCCAGTATCTTTTATAACAGTTTCTGCCATTAGTATCCCTCCTCAACAGTAATAGTTTTTTCAGCCATTATTTTATCTTCAAGATTTAAGATTTGTGCAACAAATGATTCTTCTAAATAAGAATCATCATCAATAAATAAATGAATTGTAATTCCATCGACTGATTTCTTTATGTCAAAATCCGATACAACATTCCATTCAAAATCAGCATATTCTATCTGATTACCTTCTGAATCTTTAAATTCTACACTCCATACTCTTTCTTTCCCCAACTTTAAAGTGTCGCTACCTAATATAGAAGCAATAACATCTTTCTCTTGAGGTTCAGATGGAATATTAGGATTAGAAGCAGAAGAGTTGTAATTGCAAATCTTCAATTCTTGATTATCATATTTTTCATTGAATTCATCTTTATCAGCTATAAAATTCAGAATACTTCCGTGATATTCATCACCATAATCATACAAGACATCATCATCACGAGTAAGTTTAAATACTTTTATAGGTTTATCTTTATGTCTGTCGATAAAAACACGCTTGGTTTCCAACTCAATAGTTTCTTCGTCATAAGGAATTTTGATAGCATAATTGTTTGATGTAAGAAAAATAGTATTATTTCCATTCTCACCAACATCGTACTTTGATGCAGATGTTATATTGCACCAACGCTCAACAATGTCACCATTTTTATTCTGCCATCTAAGATTATATTGACAAAGACACATTGTAGCTTTTTCATATATTCCTTGCGTGCCAGGAAGACCATCTATAAGCCAATATCTATTTTCAAAGAATACATACATACCTGCTTTAACAGTTCCAATACTGAATAAGCCAATGCGTTCCATTGACTTCAACATCGTATCAGCGGAGTTTCCCTGAATAATACAGCGAATTACTTGTGATTCAGATAAATCATGATTGTATAATGTTATGTTAGTAGCAATATCAGTTTCTAATGCTTCTGAAAATGCATCATCTTTATAATCTTGAAAACCTTCATTTTCATATCCACCAATACTATTAGGTTTGGTAGAAGAGGAGAGTAAATACCATTCTTTTGACATGATAATCCTCCTTAAATAAAAGCAGTTGTTTTTTGATTTTCAACAAGATCTCTAGCATTTTCTTGCATTAAATTATATTCATCTTCTGTGTATTTCTTAGAATTATCAGAAGCACCAACAGATAAATCTTTTCCTACAATACTGATACGCTTATTAACTTTAGAAAGCTGTCTTTCCTGATAGTATTCCTTCATAAAAGCAGCAAGAGTTAACATTGTAATATCATCTATTTTTTTATCAAACGATAATATCTCTGAATCAAATATCAATTTATCTAATTCAAGAGAATATCGACTAACTGCTTTTCTAAGCCATATAATTTCCAATTCTAAAGGAATAACTTGTTTATCAGCAAAAGATGATTCAAAGAAATCTATAACTTCATTAGCAGTTGTTCTTTCTTCCATGATGTCACCTCTTATGGTTCAATACCTGTATATTTAACACAGAAATCTATCTTATGATAATCATTAAAATTAAGTTCCTTAATACACTCAATTAAATATGCTTTCTCTGCACGAGTTACAACCCTGTCTTCAATTTCCGCTTCAAAGTCTTTCTGTGATTTAATTGTAAAAATATCCTTTACAATATCTTTAGTTAAGAAAGCCTGAGTCTTATGTTCATCAGGTATATCAAAACTTAATTCTGAACGTGTAAAAGCATCATCTATGTACCAAGTTGCATGTGAACCTACAGAGTCAGTACCATTAAGTAGTCTGTTACCATTCTGTGCCTGAGCAATTACTTCTTCACGAGAGAGTAGTACTGTTCCCTTTGGTGGAACACTAATATCTCCACTTGTAGTTACTCTTGGAGCACCAGTTATCCAAGGTGCAATACTTCTCACATTTATCTTCTTGTCAAGACGAGTATCTTCCTCTATCGGCTTTTCAACAACTCTTTCAACAATCTTTTCAACTGTTTTTACATTTATATCTTCAGCCTTAATTGAATCATCGTCTTTTACTTCAATATTCTCTGTGTTATTTTCTGTTTTTTTCTTATATGTTGGCATTTGCCAATCCTCCTTATCGACTATATTTTATTTTTTTCAACTAATACTTATGTTTAACTTCATTATATAAAGCAATAATTTTATCCAATTTTTTAGATTTTGGGAAAACATAATATTTCACATTTGTAATGGGATGTATGCCTATACTTATATATGAAATATCAAAAGCTCTAATAAAATGAGACAATTTCTTTGAATAACAATAAAAATTATTGTTCATAATTTTCTCCATATAACTAAAATGCAGAGGTGACATTAAGTCACCCCCCTACATGTTTAAAATATCTTATTTTAATGAATCAAGACTCTGATCATGAATGAGTCCTATTTCATACTCACGTCCACTTGCTACAAGTGCGCCAACAGATAAATCAAATCTTGATATAATCTGACCTGTAGTTACATCTGTACCTGTGAATGATGTAAGACCACCACGAGTAATTGTATAAATAGGTGACTGACCGCCAGCAGGAATTACATAACCAAGACCAGCAGGAAGCATAGTATCAAAGTTATCACCAGCCTTATTCATAGTTGTAAGGTCATAAGGATTTGGAAGCTCTGCAAGAACTGCACCATTATACATACCCATAAGACCTGTACTATGTATCTCGTCCATTACCTTCTGAGAAATACCTGTAACAGCAGGAGTTGTACCCTGGAATCCAGCGAATCCATTAAACTTAGAAATAAGTGCATAATCACCAGTAATTGTTGGCTTGCCAAAACGTCTAACATTAGCAATTACCTTATCAGCATTTGTCTTTGTAAGACTTGCATCATCAGCAAAGTACTTAACACCTTTTGCATTCTTGATTGCATTATAGATTGTTTCAACAACATACTTAGCAGCCTTGTTTCTAATCTGAACTCTTACCTGATCCTGAAGTTCATTTTCATCTGTCATATCGCCAACAGCAGCCTTTCTGTAATCTACAGCATAACCACCAGAAATATTAACAGTAGCGATAGGAACTCTCTTCTTTCTGATAACTGGGAATGTTACATCCTGTCCAGCAGCCTGAATCTTTGAATCAAGGTTAGCAAACTTTGGTACTTCAACTTCACAAGAATCATTGAAACCGAGAGCCTTATAGTTACCATAAATAGAAAGTAACTTAATCTCTTTCATGAGAACTGGTTCCATTGCAAAACGTCTGATTTCGTTAAGCTCAGACATTGCATTAACATCACCATTAGAAGCTTTTGAGTTAAGTTCCATAATATATTTAGCGGCAGCATCTGCCTTTTTTCCATAAGGTGATAAATCCTTACCCTGTGCCATAGCAGAGAAAATCTCTACAACAGGAGAGTTAGCCTTTACCTTGCCACTAACAAAGTTAGCGTCTTTTCTTTCATTATTTAATTCAAATGTATAAGACATAATTTATAATCCTCCTTAAAATATCTTTTAATTATTAAGCTGTTGCACCATTAACTAAAACAACAACACCCTGCTTATTACCGATTACACTCTTGACCTCAAGATTGAGTTCTGTAGATACCGAAGCATTCACATCAAGAGAACCATCTGCTGTTGCTGTAAGCTTGTTACCAACAGCTACTTCATCAGGAAGTGGGTAATCATAAACTTCAAGTTCCTCACCTGCAAGCTTTGCAAGGTCAAGAACACGAACATGCTCACCTTTTGCAATAGGATATTTAGGAAGACCTGCATTATCTCCATCCTCTGCCTGCATAATTACCTTTGTACCATCTTCGGCAACTGCAAATGTACCAGAAGTAACAGCACCGAAAGCACCATTAAATGTATCAGCACCAACTACAGCATCTTCAAATGCGTACTTGTGCTCAATCTGATCAAAATTTCTGAATTTAATCATAGTTTTTAATTCCTCCTTAAAATAAAAATAACCCAGACAATAAATTGCCTGAGATTAATGATTGATTATTAACAATGTAAAAATTAATTAGAAAATATTTGTATCTTCCTCATCTTCATGAGATTCTGAACAAACCTCTGAGAATATGTCTTCAACGACATCTTCTTTTACTGAATTCTGTTCTGCAATCTTAGCATCGGCTTCAGCTTTCTTCTGAGCTTCCACAATATTCATACAAATCTTTGACTTAATAGAGTTGATTTCAGAAGTGACATTCTCTAAATCTTCTTTCTTTGTAGCTGCATTGATTTCAGAAGTAAGTTTATCAATATCTTCTTTTGCTACAGCCTTTTCATCCTCATTAAAATCACCAAGAGTAGTGTCTAATTCTCCAAGCTTCTCAGCAACCTTTGCTTTTGCAAGTTCCTGTTCAAGAATTTCTCTTTCAGCCCAATATGTTTCGTGGTCTTTCTTTAACTGATCAAGAGTAGCCTGAATCTGTTCAACAGAAGCATTGAGTTCTAAAATCTTAGCATCCTTTTCAGCAAGTTCAGAATCTTTTTCTTCGATAGTACTATTTAATTCTGCAATCTGTGTCTCATAAGCCTGTGACTTATCATTTAACTCAGAAATTGTAGAATGAATAGTTGACTTAATTTCATCCATATTAAATTCCATTGTTTCTTTGTCCTCCTTATTTTGTTTCTTTTCTGATATCTCAAGCAAAATTGCACTATCGTCAGCAGGCGTAATACTGAGAAATGCATCCCCCGTATAACAGTAAATTTGAGGTGTTCGATATGTATCACTAGGATTTTCTTCTTCATAAACAATTTTATTATCATTTTCTTTTATTCCCATTATTTCAATAGAAGTATCAACATTTCCTAATGCGTAATTTTTCCTTAACCATGAAACAAATTTTGGATAGCGTTGAGAATATAAAAAGCCGTTTGCACAAACAGCTTCTATATCATTACCATTTTTATCCTTAATTGTTTCAATGGTTGCATTTTCACATACACCTACAACCTCAGAATTTTCAAACACTGGTTCTTTAATACCATCGCTTACAACTTCTTCGCCTGTTAGTCCGTGCCCAAATGGAGTCTCTTTTTCTTCATCTAATTCGGCACAAAATGGCATTCCTTTGGCAGAATCAAGTGCATTTAACACATATTCCTTTTTCCAATGTAAACCATTTGCGTTTGTTTCTTGTGTGTCATCATGAATTTTATGAAGTACAACCTTAATTGGAACACGCCCATTTTTACTTGATTTATTAGAAATTTCGAGGATATTTCCTAACATATATTTATCCTCCTTATTGAGTTGTATATAATAAAAGAAGTCCACAATTAAGCAGACTTCTAATTATTACTGTTATTTAATTATTATTTATTGTCACTTGGACTAGGTAAATTATTACCATCATTATTCTGTGATTTCACAGTATTTTCAGTTGGATTATCAGTTTTTGGTCTTCCTCCAACTTGGTCATCTTTAGAAATAGTGTTGCTAGTAAGGTGAGGTACATATTTATCGAAAATCTTATTATCGTATTCTTCATCAAGAATATTAAAATAAATGTCTGGATTAATACCTGTACTTGCAATTAACATAGTCATAGAACCACTTGCCTGTAAATATAAATTCTTCATCATATCAAAAAATTGCTCTCTATTGACTAAAGAGGTTGGAAGATAATATACTTCAACTCGATTACGCCTATCCTTAATTATATTCTCGTTAATAACATAATTAAGTTCAGTCTGTAACTCTTGAATCCATGTATATATCTGTGCGTTGACCATTTCCAAGTTGTGTTGTCCACCTGCAAATGTACCTGTGGAAGACGCACCTAATAATTGAGCTGCAAAACCTAAATCCAAGGCAATCTTATCTGTCAAATCTCCTTCATTTTTACTATCAAAAATATCGGTAGTTCCTACATCAAGAGTGTCTATCTTTGTACCTGCTGATACGGTAAAAAAAGAAGTACCGCCACGATTATTTTTAGTCATTACAGCTTGTTTAACCTTGTTATGTTGATCTTCCTGTTGACTCTTTGTTAATGCGCAACTTCCTTTGTCTTTACCTTCTGGCAGAGTTTGAACTACTATACGATTGTTTAATTCTTTCAGAACATTTCGCTTTGTATCAACGAATTCATTTTGATAAAGAATATCCGCAATAGCAGCGATAGCAAGTGGTCTACCCCATGGTTCACTAATTTTGCACTTAATCTTATGAGCTATAGTACGCTTATTATCTAATATAAGCCAGTTATTGCCTGTAAAATTCCCTTTTTCCCACTGTAAATATCCATTGCGAATTTCAGAAGGATATTTTTTTAACTTACGATTTTTCTCATCCTGAGTTACACATTTTTCGTCAAAGTATCGCAAATTAAAAGCAATAACATTTCTATTATTCTTTCTACCTACAATCTTTGTATATTCATAGGGGAGTGGTATAATAGAAGCATTCATACCCATGTCACATAGCTCAACGATATTTTCAACATCATAATCAGATAATGCCTTTGTATTATCATTTGGTTTCTTAGTAACTTCAAAATAATAAAAACAGTTACCTTCATTCATATCAGTGAATAAAGCATCCCTAATAAATTGTTTATCATTGATATTTTCAAGAGTAGACAACATTAAGTCTTTATTCTTGTTTAGTTTGGTTTTACCGAATAATCTTTTTTTACCATAAACAACTCTATCCAAGCATGGAAGAGATACCATATAATCAATTGAGTTTGTTACAACACCTTCGCTATTATAGACAAACATTGCAAGTCGCCTTGTTAGGTCATGATTTGCAATAGGATCTTTAACAATAGAGCGAATTTCTTCTGGTGTGAATTCATCATATAGGTTACAGCCAAAAATATCTGTAGAAGCTATTGAACCAAAATAACTATTGTATTCGTATGTATGTGGTGTGGTGGTAGTCTGATTAGACTGAGATGTTTGAGTTGAAATTGTTTCTGATATATTTGTAGAGTTTATTTCTTCTATTTGCGATTTTGGAGGACGACCTCGTTTACGCTTTATTTGTTCTTCTGGCAATTGAGATACCTCCTTTCTAAAGTGTTTAAATTTTTATTAATTGATGAGGGTACAATAGTCGTAATCACTTGAACTTGCACCAATCAAATCATTTTCAAGTAAATCAAAAAAATATGAGCCATATGAGCAAGAAGTATATCTATCTTTACGATTTTTACCTTGTTCATGAATTTTAATAATACCTGTCTGTGGCATTTTTTCATAATTTAATTCTGCACATTCACTTATCATTGCTTGGGTTTCAAGAAATGGATTTTCATATTCCATTTGTCTATCCAAATCAACCTCATTGATATAATCCGTATTTTCAGCAAGTATTTCTTCTTTTGCAGTATTGTAATTAACAAGAAAATCAATTTTATTTTCATTAAGATTTTTTCTAAATCCAATAGCAATATCACTATTAAGTTGCTGTGTTGCATTAATAGCAAATATACAAGCTTTCGCATTTGGATCTTGACATACCTTTGCGTACTCATCGTTATTCATACAGCGTAGTGGAGAATATTCCAATCCTCTGTCTTCATCATATAAAACTTTTTGTAATGAATAAAGAATCTGAAGACCACCATTTCTTACATCTAATACTATATAGTCAGCATTAAAATCATCATATAATTGACGAATCCTTATTGCTTGTAATGTTGTATCACCTATTTGATTTGATTCAATATATGGATACTGTCTTCTATATCCCTGTTTGACTTCAACTGTGTTATTTTCTGATTCATAAGTCATAGATTCTGGAATACCACGAATACAACTGTAAACAGAGTTATCATTTTGATCGCCAGCAACAAATGCTATATCACAAGAAATTACTCTTATTTCATTATCTTGTTTTGAAATAGCATATTTGTTTCGTTTATTCATTTTTATATCTAATATATTACGTGGATAAAATACATGTTTTAAAACCTGACGATTCATTAACATAGAATAAGTAAAATATGATGATAGAGAACCTTTGACTCGAAGATTTAAGAATTCTATTTTCCAAGTAATAGGATCTTGCTTCTGTTTTTCCTTTAACATCTGTTTCATGGTTTTTAAGTGATGCTTCAACGTAATACTTTCATCAAAAGTAAGCAATACCGAACCATTATGTTTTTGCATCCCATTATATGCTTGGTCTACGATATTCCACATCCAGTGCCCATCATCAACCCATGATGAACTTATGTAAACATCCACTGGATCTTCTTGTAAATCTTTATTTTCTCCATAAAAAGGGTTTAACATATACGGTTGATTACGCACTGTCTGGAAAGGAGAAATAACGGAATCTTCAATTTTCTTATTAATTTGACGAAACTCTTCTCTGACAATTCCTGTACTTCTAAGTCCACGGGCATTTTCATTTGCTACAAATACTGTAATCTTAGAACCATTTTTGAATTTCACAAAAATATTATTATCGCTTGTGCTCCAATCTGCAATTTCAGCACGTAGCGGTTTACTCCATTCACACAACTCATCTATAATCTTATCCGAAACAATGAGTTTTGCTTGTTTCTTTGTGGCTGATCCTATACGGAACTTTGTACCAGGGTAAAGGATACACCTACAACAAGCATATAAAGCTATAATGAAAGATTTTGCATCATTTCGACTTGCTATGATACAAATAAAGTTTGATATACCCATAAGATATATCGCTAATTGCTGATATAAATAAAGGGATAGCTTAAGATAATCTTGAACAAATCTATGCATATTTCTACGCCAGAACGTACACCATGCAATCATATGTAGTACATTATTCGGATTGCTAAGATAGTGAGTAGATGGGAATTTTTTATATAATTCCATTTGGTTTTTATCAGCGGGATATTGATTACTCATCGTCATCACCACCATTTTCAGGAACATAGAATTCTTTGTCTCTTATTTCACTTCCTGTCATTATATTTTCCATAGGTCTGCAAACGTGGCGTTCAAAATAGTTTCCTATCTCATCATAATCTTCATATAATTTTTTATCCTTATAAAATTCTTCTGGTGTAAACTGTGAAATAGTAGCAAGTGTAACTCCAATAGTCTCATTATTACTATTGTCTTTTTCCTCAATAGTTTTTAATCCAGCTTGTTTAAATGTTTTACTATATTGTTCAACAAGTGTGGCATACTCTTTAGAATCGCCATTCTGTAATGCATGTATTTTTAACATATTGATGTTGCATAAATCTCGAATAAATATTTCCTGATTAGAATCGGCATTTGGATTATTTTTCTTGAGCATTCTCCAATGTTCATCAAGATTTTTATAATCCATTTCAGTAAATCCAACTCCCCATCTATCAACAGCAGAAGCAGAAATAGTAGATTCTTCTGATTTCGCCTGCTCTCTCGAAGTAATAATCTCGTTCTGTTTTTGTGTATAATAATTTTTTAATGAATCAATATAAGTTTTTCTCCCATCACAATTCAGATTTTTCTTTGCTGCATAATGAGAAATACGAGAACGAGAACGATGACCACTATAAGTTTCCATAGAAGCAGTAAGTGCAGCAATATCATAGTTCCAACCTGCCCTCTGACAAAAATCTTTCATTGCGTGTTCTTCATTATTTGAATATAATGCAGTCATTTGTTCAACATAACGATCAGTACACTCCTTACACCAAGGTAAATAACCGCCATTAGCCTGAAACAATACATCATTACTCTTTTGAAAATAAGACTCTTGTTTTGAATAGCCACGACCACAACAAGAACACTTAAAATTATGTTTCTTTTCATCAAATGCAATAGGAGATCTTGGTATTTTTATATTAACATTCGTATCAATAATTGGAGTAGCATTCATGCTTTCAATTATCTTTTCATTTTTTGTTTCTTTTGGCACGAAGCCACACCTCCTTTTATTCCAACATAAATAGGAGAGTAGCAGAAACCACTCTCCTTAAAAATGAGCATAAAAATAACAGCTATAATTAAGCTGTTTTCATCAATTCATTGTTTCTAAATTTTACTTGATGCATTTTAGTTAGCATATTCTTTCGTTCGGTAAATCCCATATTCATCAAAAGTAATACCTGATTCTGTTCTTCCAAGAACAATAACTCTTCATTATGTTCTTTCTTCAAATAATCACGAATTAACTCATTGATTGCAACACCATATTCAGACTTTAATTGCTGAGAAGTTTTACCAGAAACAATAACATTTAACATGTCTGCTTCAACTGCATATTCTGAACGACTTGCATGATGTCCCCATATGCGATAGCACCAAGCGTCAATCTCTTTTGACATTTTCTTATATTCAACTTTCTCAGGATCACGTATTGCAAGCCAATTTTTATTATCAGATACAATCTGTTCCATAAGTATAAAATATCGTCTGCATAACGAACCTGACTCCGTGTTTTCCATCATTGAAACATTCTTTGCACAATCTATTGTCAGAAGATATTCTTTGGTTGTAATGTTAGTATTTTCGGCTTCGACAGTTTTGACGAAGCTAGTAAAATCAATGGATTCGGTAAATAATTTATGCTTATTGCCATCAGATGTCTTAACTACCTTATTAATAATTTTTCGATTAATCCAATGCGAAAAATCTCCTTGTGGCTTATCTAATTGTTCCCACAATAAACGAGCATCAATAGAAAACTGTTCAACATTATTGTTCTCAATTAATACAGGTAATTTCTTTTGATATTTCATTACCAATTCAATTTCTTCTTCGTTACGACCAATACGTTCCAATTCTTTTCTGCTAAATTTAGTAACCATTTAATTCTCCTTATATGTTTGTAAAGCGTCTCACCTTTACTTCTTCCTCTCTGTCGTACACGCATCTCACCGTGTAGCTCATTCGCTGTCATATAAGGTAGAGGACTATTCTCACTTTCCTCAAATTTTCTCTGTCGCTCATTTTTTCAAACAATACAAAAAAGAAGTCACTTCATACGAAATGACTTCTCATAATTTCCAATATTAAATTTCCAATGAAAGTGCAATTCACTTCACTTAGCACACCCACTGCGCATCGAACACAGGTTAGAAGTTTTGGAGACTTCATTCTTGCCAAAAGATAGGTGCATACGCCGTGTTAGGGATTAATTAAAACCCACTAACATTACCATATTTTTCTATATAATCAGGCTTTCTATACCAATTAAAACCATATGCATAATGACTTCCGTTTCTTCTTCCTCTTACAGCATCTCCAATAGCACCGCTGTTTTTATTTAAATAATCATAAATTTCAGAATACGAATGGAAAATATTAAGTATTTTTGAACTGTTTAATTTTACTTGATAGACAGTATGTTCATCACTTTCTTTGTATAAATCTTTTTTATGTAATAATTTAACCCCATGTGAATTTAATAAATTTCTAACATGTGATTCATCAATATCATATTTCTTAGAAATTAAATGTACATTATGTGTTTCGTTATACATATTTATTATTTCTTCAATATTATATTGCTTATATTTTCTTGAATCGCCACCTAATGTTGCATTATATCCATTACAATCCTTAAACCCAACATAAGTTCTTAATTTATTGATCCAATACATTTCTCTTTTGCAAGCAATATCTCCATTTTCACAATCTTCAATTTTTTCTATATGAAAATGTTCGCTTCCATATTTATTTATTGCTTTGTAGAAAGGTCTGTTTTTGCATCTGTCTTTTTTCGAATCATTAATATGTTGTTTGAATCTAATATCTTCCGAATATTCAGTTTTTCCTACATAAATTTTTCCATTTACATCATTTGTAATCTTATAAATTAAACTCATTATATACCTCCATATTTTTCTACATAAAAATAGTGGTCTACTTACTTGCAGACCACCTATCTAATAATTCATCAAGTTCTTTAGTTTTTATATAAACCCAAAATAGTTTTCTGCTATTCGGGTTAAGTGCTGCCAATTTATATCTCATTCCGTTATCTCTTAAATAATCACGAAGTGGAAGAGAGTAGCAGGTGTAAAGTTCTACCTCCATATATTTGTACCTTTCATTTAATCTTGTGCAATACCAACTCTGCCAATACTACATAATAAAAGAGCCACCTCATGAAGTGACTCCCTGTTACCATACAAAAAATGTATAGCCTCGCTGTCCATTTAAGTATCAGCTACGTAATGATCTGTAGGAGATTCGGACTCCTGTTGCCGCCGTGAAAGGGCGATGTCCTAGACCGCTAGACGAACAGACCTAATGTGGGAATCTCACCCACTTGATCAGCATAAAGCACTAACTAGCTGATATTGGACTGTACACATCCAGTTATTATTCAGGTACAAATTAAGTACCCTAAGACACACAAGGTATCCATGCTTTCCAACGCACGAGAAGGAGATTACTACCTGTGTCACCCAAAATATATTGCACTTATATAGTGGCACTCCATATTATCTGTCTTTCCAGATATCAGACCGCCCAGCAGCCATTCGCTAGTTGTCTATCTCAAAAATTCGGAAAAGAAACTAGCAATAATTCCATTTCGTATAAAAGCCTAATAGACATTGGTTTTCAATATTTAGACCACAGGCTCGAAAGACACTGTAGTACAAACTTGAATTTAAGGTTCTCATTAACGCAGAGAGGCACGAACATCTGCTCATTTCTAAGGCTGAGAGCCACCGATAATCCTAGATGTTGATAGAATTAAGAAAACTAGGTTCAAGTTGGACTCAACCCATACAAAAGAAATTCTTTTTAAGATACTTTTATTTTCTCTGTTTGGTAAGTTTTTACTGGTAGAGAAACACCAATGGATTATAAAGTACCACATAACTCTTGCTTGTGCACTAAGCTGTAACAGGATACTTCACCTGCAATGTTCTACATTGACTCAATACATATTCTAACCGTGTATTTCGGCATAGTGCTATCGGTCTATTAATCCATCGGATTTTTACAGAGTCTTGTTGAGTGCATAATCCATGGCATTCGACTTATAATTATTTTAGCTGTCTATTTAAGTGATTCTTTTATTTATTTAATTCTCTTATTTTGGAATACTTTGACAGAAAATGTCTGATGGTATATAATTATACTAGCACTATCTAAGACGGTAGAGCGGTTGTCTTCCACCAGAGAGTACAAGCTCTGTTCACATAGAAACCTTTTAAGGAACTTATGAAAGGAGGACACTTGTAAATGATAACAATTTCACTTCAAACCGTTTATTATGCTTTAGGAATTGCTAGTATTTTATGTACATCAGCATATAAAGTTGGATATGAGATTGGTAAGAACGCAAGAAAATAACCGCCCTGGTCTGGTAAACTGATGGCGGTTAGATTCGTTCTTTCCAATATTTGATTTCAAGACAACCGTTCTGCTCTACGGGTAGTGTCTTTTTTATTTATTATCTTTAACTCCTTTGTATTGTAACACATACGAAGATGAAGTGCAAGAAAAATATTACTTAGAAACAACGGAGGTTTTGTATATGGAATCATTTATAGAAATATTAAAAATAATTCTTCCTGCACTTATAACAGGTATATTTACCTTTATTGTAACCAAATATAATTATAATAAGAATGTTCCATTAGATAATATGAAAATTGCATATAATCGAATTTATTATCCCCTGTATAAAATTATAAACAATAATAAGGAATATAACGAAAATACTATAGATGATGTTATAAATCATATATCAACTTATATGAATGATTATAATATCAAATATATTGACAGATCCACTCATAAAACATATATAATATTAAAAGACAATCATAATAAATATAACTACAATAATTTCAAAAATAACATATATGATAGAAATTCATATCTGCGCAGAAGATTAGGATATCTTGAACCTAATTTTATACAAAGTGTTATGTATTTATCTAAAGACGATAAGTTCATATTTTTCTGTGGGGTAGATGGGCTAATTATTTATATGTCATTTATAATTGCAGCTTTATTTAATAATGAAGGTGTGGTCTACAAATATGCATTTGTATGTGGAGAAGTATTCTTGGTTATTTTTCTTATTAAAATTATAATTAAAGGGATAGGTATTCTAGGGGTTAAAATTATTAAATTTGGTTGTTATGTGAAGAAGTGTTGGAATAAGAAGAAGTAATAGATGAAGGTTTCATCGGCATCCTCTATAAACCTTCTTTTTCAGCTTCTTTCTGTAATTCTTGCTGTTTGAACTTTAGAATTTTTAATTTTTCCCTTAAATCAGCTTTAGAAGCAGGGCGTACATAGCTTTGTGAAGTTACTGAAGTTGATTTGTGGTTCGCCCATTGTGAGGCGAGATTTAAATCACCAGTATCTTCATATATTTTGTTGATCGCTGTCTTCCTCATGCAATGACAATGAAAGTCCTCCAAGCCAATAATTCTACCAATTTTTCTCATTCTGTCATGAATCATTCCTTGTGTCCAAGGTATCCATTCATCTTTGTATTTATGAATAAATAAAGCATCACATTCAAGATGATCATAACCATTTGTTCTCATGGCTAACCATGTTTCAAGCATATCCTTACATGTACTGTCAAACGAAACTTCCACACGGTATCCTTCCTTCTCACGTATTGACTCAAATACCATATTATCTAAGTCAAGAGAGGATACAGTAAGTTTCTCTAATGCACCAATTCTATTAGCGGAGAAGAGTGCGATTTCAAATAATAACTGGTCTTGTATTGTCCATTTATTATTCTCTGTCTTATATAAATCTGTCCTAATAGCTGCAATCTGTTCATCATTTAAGAAGTAATGATTAAGAATCTGTTCCTCATTGGCTTTCTTCATTCTGTCAAGTTTACCATCAAAAGGATGATATTTAACAAATCCACGTTTCATAGACCAAATATAAAATGAACTTACGGCAGAAATCTTCATATTGATTATCTTCTTATGGTTCATCAATGTTTCCTGACAGAAAAGCATATATGCTTCCATAATATCAACTGCATTTTCCATAAATTCATCAGAATATAAATCTAATTCACCATAATTTTCTCCTAACCACATAAGGAAATGTCGAAACAATCCTTTATATCTCTTGTATGTAGTATCTTTTACATCACGGTTTTTGATAATATTAGACTGTAGATATTTTTCATATTTCTTCCAGTTCTCTTCATAAATAAACTTCTCTTTGTCAGGAGTGAAATATTTCACCCTTGTTATTTTCTCTTTTGACAATATTTCAGCCTCCTTTTCTATAATATAAAAAAGAAGCAGAATAGTGGTAAACTAAGCTACTTCTTGTAAAATCTCATTTATTTTAATTATTTTAGTGGGCAGGGAAAGATTTGGACTTTCGAAGGCTTTCGCCAACAAATTTACAGTTTGCCTACTTTAACCACTTGTATACCTACCCATAACAAAAAGAGTGTGCAGCCAATAACTACACACTACAAATATTTTTAATTATTAACTAGCCACATATTGCTAATTAACTCCCAAATAAAGCCTTAATACGCAACATATTGCTACTTAAAATCTTAACAAATCATCAAGTTCATAGATTCTCTTAATACTATTGTGAATTGCTTCATACTCAGAAAGTATAGAAGAAACAGTTTCAGTCTATTTTGACATTTCTTCGATATTCTTTTCTAAGTATTTTGATAACTCTTTTTTTAGAAACTTTTTTACCATTAATCTCATAAATTCCATTTCCTTCAAAAACAGCAACAATTCTCACAGTCTTCATCACAGTCTTGATCGTCTTCACATTCAATTTCATCTATGTACACTTCGAATACATTATCCTCACCGTGAATATGTGACATTATCTTTGAATTACAATTTTCAAGAACATAAATAGCTTCAGCATAAATATCTTTATATCTATTATTATCTTTAGCAGGTTCACAACCAATCTCATTAACAAATAATGTGATGATATATTCGTCTGCATAACCAATAACATTAGAATCACCGAGTTCCTTAATACTTGAAATCTCATATCCTCTTTCAGAAATAAGATTTTCAATCAATGTCTTTGCTTCATAATACTTTGCAACAACAACAACATTATTTAAACTATCATACGAAGTTACATTATGATACATGGAATTAACCATATCAGCTAACTCATAGATATTTTTTACAACTATTGTATTTATTTTAATCACACCCTTTCAGAATTAAACATTCTTTACAGCATCCTTTAATGCCTTACCTGCTTTAAACTTAGGTGCTTTCGAAGCTTCTATGTGAAGTGACTCACCTGTAAGTGGATTTCTACCTTCTCTCGCAGCTCTTTCAACTACTTCAAATGTACCAAAGCCAACTAACTGAACCTTACCGCCTGCTATAAGCTCATCGGTTATTGACTTTATTACACCATCAACAATAGTAGTTAAATCCTTCTTTGATACATTGATATCAATATTTTCCTGTGTCTTTGCAACTAATTCTGTCTTGTTCATAAATAAAAAATCTCCTTTAAATCAATAATATTTTGACACTTTTAACAAAAAATGCCGATTTAATAATAAAAGAGGGTAGCGTCCATATAAGGTACACTCCCTCTGATAGTAGCTTTGTAAGCCAAATTATGCGTAATATTTACATAATTTAAAATTATTCAGAATATTTGCATATATTAACTAAAATTAGTTTTGTTTATTATCTAATTGCAACTGATTCTATATAATATTTATTGCAAATAAGTTCTAATTTAATTTGAGTGTATATTCACATACTTTTCCTTTATTTTTCTCGAATATAATTAATTTTCCAGCGGCATTTGAAGTCTTATTCAAAGAAAGAGAATATGGATCAACCCCAATAATTGATGGAACATTTATAACTTCTGAATTAATACCAATTTCTTCAACTTTTGAATGATGTAGATGTCCTGCGAATAAATACTGAATTGGAACATTATAAATATTAGAGAAATCTTTTAATGCTCGCTCCATATCACGTACTTCACCGTGTATTCCCATAACAGTATTACATGCAAGTTGTCCATAAATATAACCTGTTGGATTTTCGATAAAAGTAAAATTAGGATTATCTGCTAATCTAATTTTAATAAATTCTCTTACAACTTTTCCCATATTATCTTCTGTAAAAGTTCCTTTTGGTTGACCTAACATACGGAGTTCTGTATGATTTCCATCAGTCATTTGGAACTTAATATGAACATGTTTTGTAAGATTATTAAGCCAATTAGTTATAAAATTTGCATACTGAATAGTACCATCGACAACTCCACATCTTAGTTTCATAAGCTGTGATGCTCTGAGACAGCCATCCGAAAAATCACCCATAGAATATACATTAAGAGTATCAATATTTTCTTTATGAATTATTTCAACTGTTTGGTCAAATAAGTCATACATTCTTTCTTCGAATATCTCAGGACTATATGAATTAATAATATTCCCAAACAAATCTTTTAATTCAAATTCTGCACCATAATGTTCATCGCCAAAAACCAGACAATATGCTTTCGTGTTATGAATTGGCTTGATATATTCTGGAATATTTAAAATGGGAAGATTTAAAATTGCCTCACAAATTTTTTCCGCAATAAGTTCATCTCTTGCGTCTTCTCTAAGCCACTTATTATATTCAAGCTTTTCACTATGAAGCTTCTTTCGTTCTTTTTCCAATTCACGTTTTTGAATCTGCAATTCCTTTAAATACTCATTATCAGAATTAAATACACCAGCTTCCTTAAAATCTTTTGCATATTTACAGGCTTTTCTGTAAGCAGATTCATCTCTATATTGAGATTCATCATCACCAAATAATTCTTTATTAACCATTGGTGTTATCTCTCTCCAATTATGATATTTTCCAGAATTTATCAACTGATCTAATCGCCATATATATGTATGATAATTTTCGTTTTCCAATTTTGTAAAATCAGATATAATAATCACCTACTCTCTATTCTTCATTAGATTCAGTAGGCTCATCGAGTTCATTTTCCTCTTTTACCTTCACATTTATTTCAACACAACCACCGTTAAATACCGATAGAAGAGTAGCAAGTTTCTTCTCTTCGCCATCTACGTCAATGGTCATATTATCTGTGTTAATGATACCTGCAATCTTCATAGAAGTCTGCTTAGTTTCCTTAAAAACAAAATTTGCCATAATCCTTTAAATCCTCCATAAAATTAAAAATTCCCACCAGAACGCTTTCTGCCAGGATTGTAATACATTTGTTTACTTTTACTTTGTTTCACTTTGATATACTCACGAATCTTCCTAATATAATTTTCATCATAACTCAAACGAATATGTGATTCCAAATAATAGCATCCACAACGAGTTGGAATTTTATTTGATAATACATTGTCTATGAGCCTATACGATGGATTAAGATTCGAGAGATGAGTATGCTTTTCCGTATCTTCTTGTCTACAGATACGATAGCCATTTTCAGTCTTGTCAATATAAAAACCTTTATATTCAATTCGATTTTTCATAGGCAGAACCTACTTAACATACTTATCTTCGATGTAACGCTTTCCACCACAAGTCTTATAATATCCAATATGTTCGCCTCTGCGATCTACATATCCTCGTCTTGTGTTTCTAATTACACCTTCGGATAATAATTTTTCAATTTCATTTTTTGAAATGTACTTAATAATTTTCACTTCTTTCTTGATTTATTTCCTACAAAGTAGGATAGTAGTTGGAAATGTAGGATTTGAACCCACGACCTCCTGAACCCAAATCAGGCGTTCTAACCAAACTGAACTAATTCCCAAAAATAAAAAATCCCATACCGAAGTATGAGACTCTTACTTAATATGAGCTGAGATATTGACTCAATACACTACCATCTATTGCGGTTGGACACAATTTATCACACTGTCGATTAGACAGTAGGTAGCAACAACACCAGTTTTGACATAACTGGCAAACTCTTACCACAAAGCGTTATAGATTTTCTTTTTACACATTCTTCCTTGCGAGATTCATAGGTTGCAGCCTATTAGAGTTGCATATACTTGTACTTTCTCACATAACACCTTGCGAGTGTTATATGTGTCCATATTACAGGACAATAAGTTGTTTTTCTCTTTGCGGTCATACACACTTTTGCTTGTTATTTTCTATCAGTAAATCAAATGATATTTTTATTATTAAGAAATTTTCTTCATTCACCAAAAGTATGTACTTACAAATGGATGATGAGGTGTACATTTAACCATCCGTACCTTTTGAGTACAGCCCAGTTGTCACCATCCTGCTAGGATTGCGATCTCCTTACTTTTTGATTCTATCCCTGTTTTTCAACTTAAGAGATATTACCAAAATCCTATCAACAGTTATACTTGCGGTATTCCCGTCAATAGTACACAAATCATCCCCACATTTCTGTGTTAATTAACAGTGCCTTTCTCATGACACCTGCCGAACCATATCATTAGCAGTAGCCCTCTGATTTTAGGTTAGGTATAAATCCTATGTGTTTTCCGTCAAACTATATCACTACAGTCGCAGCCTTATAATACAATAAGAACCACTTTATACATGTCACCATGCTTATTTTAGAATTTAATATTCTCTGATCCGAAACCGACCAGTCCTATAAAAATAGGATAACTCCCACAACAGGATTCGAACCTGTAACTTACGGATTAACAGTCCGTTGCTCTACCATTGAACTATATGGGAAGAGTATCAGTGATTACACCATTTTTTTAACAATGTAACCACCGATATAAGAATAAGAAAGAGAGGTTAATTTATAAGATAAACTTTTAATATTATGTAATGCCCCATAGGACAGGATATTAAGAAAAGCTGATTTCATTGTTTTCCATATGTGATATATACGAAGCTGAAAACAGTTATAAAGCCTTATTTTACAAGGAAAACTCGGGTTTTCTATTTCGCTACTCTATATTTATGAGCAATTTTTCGCTTTCTTTCACGTTCATTTAAAGTCGCACAATCACAACAATACAATCGTTTATTTCCTGTTTTCTCGATAATTCCACCACATCGTTTACAACGAGAATATTTTTTATGATCCCTGATTCCATAATACTGTTTTTGATATTTTCTCATTTCTCCATCAAGTGATCTATTAATATATTTTACATAAAAATTATCCTCAGTGATAAAATCATAATTATTTATAATTTGAGTCTTATCTTCGTATTCCTCAATTAGTTTACAATTATCAAAGCATCTTCTCAGAAATCCTTCAACGACTTTTTTATACTCATTCCAAGATAAAGTCATTTTCTCCATTTGAAAACGTTGTTTAAGTTTTTCAGATTCATCAATTGCATCATCAATTATATCTGTAACGGTATTTGCATCCATTTCTGTTCCAGATAACCAATCAAAGTACATTAACTTTGGTTTCTTTAATAAATCCATGTACTCCTTATTGAGAATTACTTCTTTATCAAAATATCTTGTATAAATATTATTAATTTTCTGCCTGATAATAGCGCACCAATTTTCATCTTTAGTCATTGACTTGTAATATCTGTATTCAATTCCTGACCATGTATCAAATACTCGTCCAAGTTCTGTATCAAGTAAATCCTTTCTGACTTTAAAATGAATTGTTTTAATATATGTACGTCTTTTATTATCAGAAGCCCATATTAAGGAGCAGAACGAGCTGAATATCTCGTTCTTTGCCTCATTGTTCTCTGCTTCTTTGTAATCTTCTATAATTTCATATAGAAATGTTTCATTACAGTCGTAAATATGTATCACCTACCTCAAATTCATAGTATTTTCCAAGATATTCATATGAATTGTCCGTCTTATAAGGGACTTCTCTTATTGATATATTTCTTTTTGGATTTGTGTTATTCTTGAGATTTTCAATGATATAATCACCATAAGCTGACCATGCAAGAGATTTGCTAATAGAAACAGAAGAGTAGGATGCTTTGATAATATAATTTGCTATAATATTTTCAGGCAATTTAATCTCATTTAGGAGTTCTTCTTTGTATTCGTTTACAACTTCATCCATATTAAATTTATGGTCTTCATCATCCGACTTGTCTCTATGCAGATTCAGATGTTGCTTAATATCAACAGCATACATATTTATAAACTTCCTGCACTTCTTTAAAACTTTTTTATCAGATAAATCCAAATCATTATTAATGATTAAGCACCTAGTATCAACCAAATCAATTTTATTATCCCATAAGATATTTTTCTTTTCCCAAGTTTCAATATAATCACATAACTCATTCATAGGAGAGGGAGAGTGATATGCATTAAGATATTCTTTGTCTTCATCAGACACATCTTTATTTTTCTTGATTATATTCATATAGGATTTCATTTTCTTTGGATAATTATGAAGTAAGAAATATGGAAGTTGTTTGAGATGCTTTCTAAGACCTGAATTCATATGCCATCTAAATCCCGTTTTAAGGAAGTCGATTTCTTTGCCCTGAAAAATTCTTAGAAGAGAAGAGTAGTCGGAATACAATTTTTGAATATCTGGATTAGTCGTATATTTATTTTCTATACTTGTGGCAACATTAGTAATTTCACCAATACGATTATCTCTTGTCATTACTTCATACTCAATAAGATTCTCTTTTGTATATGGTTTTGACTGAGCAGTTACTTTATCTTCAATATCAAGTATGATGTGCTTGTCTATTTTTGAATCAATGATAATAGGATCATTACTTAAATAGAAAATATCCCCATCAAAATCTGCGCCACCTTGTTGTGGAGCTGATACATCATACATATTAAACATTACTACATCTTGGTCTTTAAAATAATCAAACCATTTTGTAAGAATATCATTTCGTACAATCTTAATCTTATTTACCTCTGATGGATCAACAAGCGGAGAACGGAATGAACAGCAATATCCTGGTTCAAAATTTGCTGTATATAATTCTCTTTCTCCAAGACAACCAATTGGTTCTTCACCAACGGCATACTGAAGATAACCAATCATATCACCAACACCTGTATGATAAAAACCTGAACAGTAAATCTTACCAACCTTTGCTTCATCAATAGACTTTTTAAGTTTTCTATAAATAAATTGCTTAACAGCAGGATCTTTTAGCATAACATCATTTACCAATGCAGCTTCAAGATATTTACTTTCTGGCTCATAATCTTCTGTGTCGGTAATTCCCATAAATTTATATGTATAAAATTTATCACCTTTAATAATTCTTTCATACATATTAGTGGTATATTTTGCAAGCTTAATGATTTTTCCATCATTTTTAGAATCTAATATGTTGTAGTCCTTTTTTGTTTTATCTGTATAACATTTCACATATTTATCATTCCAAAGATCCAGACATTGTAAATACTGAAAATTCATTCGTGTATATTTATTTAAATGCTTAATATGATGACTGTATTTACTGATTCCAAGTTTGAATTCATATTTTCTAACAGTATTCATATATTCAATCCATGCGTTTTCGCCATAAGTTGACTTAAAAATCTTGTGACCTTTAAACATCGAAATATTCCAGATGCAATCTATATCATCAATGTTATGAACATGCCCATAAATGTCAGTAATAGTGGTGTAACCCCATTCTTTAAGAATTTGTTTAAATGGTACATATACAGAATATCCTTTAATAAATGGTAAACGAACCTGTGTTCCAATAACTTTATAGTCTAATCCAAGCTGCTCACTCACAGTATTCATAAAGTTTTCTTCATGACAACCACATCCATCAAAAGGTGATAATCCAATATCTTTTAATCCTTCTTCAATTTCTCTGGTTTTATATTTCTTTTTCTTACCAGTATTTTCATCAACAAATTCTTTTTCTCTTTCAACTACGTATTTGATAAGCTGATTTTTTAATGTCTTTTCATACTCGCCAATAATCACAATATTAGGCATATAATCTTTAATAAGAGTACATGAACTGAATGGCAAACATCTCTGAGCTTCGTACTTAGAAATAACACACTCATCAATTTTAATATCCATCTGAGTAATCAAATATAACTCATCAAAAATTTCATCACATACAAATGCAGTTATTCCATCTTTACCTTGTGAAGCTGATTTGCCAAAACGAGAGTAGTGAATTCCATTATATGTGAATCCATCATTTAGAATTCTTCTAAGAAATTCTTCCTGTTTTGGATTCTTCTTTGCAACAACCAACATAAGTTCACTTATATGAGATGATGGTTCGCCACGAAGTCTCTGAATCTGATCAAATAAAGGAGAGTCACCTTGCTTGATAAGATATTCTTTTTTGATTTCGGTTTCTCTATTAATCTGAATATTAAAATTCCCATCTATAAGTTCTCTTATTGGTATTTTAACTAGTGTATATTGTACCTTTTTTATAATAATTCACCACCTTAATCTAAATTCTCCCAAAATTCATCTTCAGAATCATATCCACCATAATCTAAGCTCTCTGCAAACTCGTGAGATGATTTTGTAGAAGCTTTGTAATAACATTGCTCCAATTCAGAACATTTTTCACATCTGAAATTGTTGTCAAATTCACATTCCGAAAGTTCATCTACGATTAATTCTTTCATTTCTTCAACATTGTCAAAATTATTATTCATATAAATTTACCTCCACTTATATATTCTCCAAATGAAATTTCTATTTACAATTATTCAAACCACACAGGAGCTTTACCTATGTCATATTTCTTGCAAATAAGATACGAACAATATCCGTCTATCAATTCATAATTTCTATCAATTACAATCTTCCCAAGTTCACCATACTTAATAAATGTCTTTTCTTTTTTTTCTGTATTTATAATAATTGGGTGGAGTAGCAAGAAATTCTTCCCTAATCTTAATCTCATTAATTGGAATCCAATATTCCTTATTTGAACTGTAATCAATATCAAAAAATATTCTCAGTCTATCAATAATTCTCATCTTTACAATCCTCCTCGTCCATTGTTTCAACACAGTATCCCAACCAATCTATAAGATAATCAGTACATGGAATACAGTCTCTATGTATATATTGTCCTTCTGAATTTCTCAGATAATCTTGCCCACTTAAAATACCCCCACCACAATAGCAGCATAAGTAATTATATTTCTGATGAAAGTTTGGACATCTTGTAAGACAAGGATTATTGCCACAAATATTGCACATACAAATAACCTCTCTTTTTAATTTTTTATACACTCATAGGAATATCCATCGTTGCTTGTATAGTAAATATGTTTTATTCCTAAATCTTTTATAGCTGCCATACAACTTGGACATGGACGACACATGCCAAACTCTTTATCAAATCTTGTTCTAAAAATATATAATTTTACTTTTTGGAAATTTATATCCAGATGACGGATAGAATTAAGACAATTGATTTCAGCATGTAAAGTCGGTTTAATACCATTCTTATTCCATGAATTTCTATATCTGTTATAATATTTTTGAATAGGATGCGTTTTAATTGTATTACAACCAATTCCTATTACATTTCCTTGGTAAACGGCTATGCACCCTATATGTGTTTTTTTATAATCCGAGATGGTAGCAGCCATTTTAGCTTTTTTAAAATATCTATAATCTGATTTACTTAACATTTTTCTCTAACTCAAACATAGCAGTTCCTCTATCAATACAATCAAGCTCATATTTGTATCTGTCTATATATCTCTGAATAATTCCTCTTTCTATAAGCATTTCAATATACTTCACTAAATCATTCTTGATTGTTTTTATCTCAGAAGAAAACTCTATTTCAATCTGGTCATCCATAAGATCTAAATGGTCAATATCTGTTTGTTTAATATAAAAAGTGGCTAAGTAAGATTCTTTCTCTTTATTCCACTTTGCTAAAGCAACTACTGTGTAATTATTATGTAAATCTACGCTAATACCAACATTAGCAATAATTTCGTATCTAAGCATGTACCGCTTCCTCCTTTAAATTTTGTCTTTCTTCACAAGCCTTAAGCTTTTTGTTATAATCTCTAGTTGTACATTCTCTCTTTTTGGTTTCATCAAACTTAAAATCCGCAGCTATACGACTGGCAATATTTAAATCGCAACCACCGAAATCCGCTTCTGATAACTTGGGATAGCATACAAGCTTGTTCTTTCTCTTAAGTTCCATTGTTCTTGTCATTACATGTCTTTCTGTTTCCTTTGTCATAAATATTTGTTCTCCTTGTTAAATAAATTTTTTTGTTCATATCATCGCTCCTTTATATAGTGTGATACGGTTTATGTGTTACTTTTATATATTCCCTTATTTAAAAGGGTTTTATTTAAAAATTAAAATGTGAAGTTTGTTCTAAAATGTTATCCTTGATTACCATTTTTAATTTCTCCAAAAGAGTCAACATGATATATTTCCAACATTTTAGTAATAGCCCACTCAATTTCTTGCTCATAGCCTTCTTTGTTAAGTACATATATATTTGGTACATTTTGTGGTGGTTTCTTTGGATCAGGTTGAACGCTGCCGACTTCTTTCTTAACGAGAAGCGGTTCTTTGTCGCCAATAGAAGATGTGAGATATTGAATACATTGATTAATGGTATCTTTTGACATAGAAAGTTCTTTTGACATAGATTCTATACTTCGCCAAAAAGCTTCTGGTTTGGATTCAGGATTATACATGATATCTTCATTGTCTTTATTTTTTGGACGAACAAATATATAAGAATTAATATAAAGAAACGCCATTAATATATTCTCTTTATTAATACTCGATTCATTCATCATAATAAAATCAAGTTGAGAAGATGTGATTTTTGAGAACTTATCAACTGCATCAAAATTTTCAGGAATTATTTTAATCTCAATACCAGTATCATAAGTTATAGAATCAAGATCTTGTTGAACTTCAATCATTTTGTTATTAATCATATATTCTAGTACATCAAGAATTTCTTGAACTGCTTTCGGTCTACGTTTGTGTGTCTTGTATCCGTAGAAATTTAGAACCTTTCTAAGAGTAATCCAACTATAGTCTTCATAAGACCTGTATTTATCAATAAGAATATAAGTGATATAGAATTTTCGGCTAACTCCATACTTAGTTCTAATATTTCCTTGAATGTAGTCACTTGGGAAACGAGTAAAGTATTCTGTTTTCTGTTGCAATGAAAAATTCCTCCTTGTATGTGATATTTATTTATTCTCCGTTTGAGATTAAGTGGAAGATGAATTTACGAGCGTTCAGTAAAGTATGTCTGAACCCCTACTTGTTTGTTTTATTTTTGAAATTGGTAGGGGGTGAAACCTACTTTGCCGAACTGAAAGAAGATATATAACATTATTAATAAGACAGACTATTCCGTTTGTATTTCGCTTACGCTACATACAAACTCCATAATTTTTTGTTTGATTGTTATTGGTTGATTTAGGTACATGGTGTTTTGAATTAATGTTTTCATTTGGGTACATGTATGATGTAAATTTGTAAGATCATTCTCTATTTATTAATTCTTGAATCTCTTCTTCTGACATGGAATCTATTTTCTTTAATATTCGTTCAATATAAATAAGTTCTAATAATGTAAAATTATTTATTATTAATTTTGTGTCATGGCTATTAATGATATCTATATAAATATGATTAGATAATTTCTTAGCAACGGATTCTCTTGTTCTCTTAAATAAAATTGGTTTCTTCATAATATCATTCTCCTTTTGAATTATTCTCTGTATTATTCTCTCTTTCTAAAACAACATAATTAGCAAATGGATCTTCAATATAAAATATAGGCAACTTATTATGATATCTTTCATATATTTCTTCGCCTGATATAGCAATAAGAAAACTATTGTTACCTTGTCTTGATTTTTCTAATTGCTCTAATTCAGCTTTATATTTTCCATTCTTAACTGAACCTATTTTTCCACAGATGAAACAATATCCATATAACTTTGTGTTTATGAATGTTTTCCCTGCAAATACAATCGAATATTGAATTAAACATTCTTTATATTGATGTTTGTGTTTGGACTTATAATTGCTTTTTGAGATATTGCTTTTCTTAGGTTTTTTATATTTGGGTATTTCATATTCTTGTATCATAGATTACTCCTTTGATATATTATTCTCTCTTCAATTGTCTATCCCAAAGATGTTCTTTTCTTGCTAACGCTGCGAAAAGACCGCCCTTATCAAAGGGCTACATCTTGTGCTTACGCACATACTATCTTTTTGAGCTTGTATATAGTTTTCTCATACCCCTATCTGTGGGTTAAAAATGAGTTTTTGAGAGTAATTTTCAATTTTTATGTCTTAGGTGATAACTTATAAGGGTATGAGAAAAAAGTGGCTAATTTTTTCTGTGAGGTGTGATTTTGTCCCTAAATAGATTGAGAAGTGATTATGCTAATTCATCAAATATATTTCTATAAAAGTTACATGATAAGTTATTAAATGTTTCTGTTGTAATTAGTTTTAAGTTACCCATATAGAATCCTCCTTTAAATTTATTTTTTTATTTGGTAAGAGTGGTGTAATGATTATTTACAATAGATTGTTCTCTTAAAGAGATTTAAGTTTTAAGAATTATTAAATAGAATAGTGAAGAATAATATAAATTTATGTAATAAAAAAAACAGACAGCTTAATTGCCGCCTGTTAATTTTTTATATTTATTTGATTTATATTGATAACCAGTTAGATTCTGGTTTTGCAATAAGACGAGCATTATTATATGCCATATCAAGTGTTAAACATGTGTGACCTTGATAATAATTTCCTACTTTAGTTACAGTTAAAGCTAATGATGGAGTAGTATCATCCTCTAAGCATAATGGAAGTAATAACTGAATCTTATTTTCATAATATTGTGGTATTGCCAATTTATAATTAGCTGATACTCGCTTCTTCATAGTTTCTATTGAACCATTGAGATTGTTAAGAATATTTTTGCTATCTTTAAGCTTTTCGGGAATTCTTTCAATATTATTAATATCTTTCAATATATGTTTATAATTAATGTTTATTTCGTAGTGCCAATCAAATAATAAGAGAGATGGATCATCAAAATAATTTGCTCTTGGTGGGCGATCAGAAATATTCATATTTCCTAAATCATATGATGTAAGAAACTTTAATCCATTTTTGCTTTTATCTTGATATGCGTATATTGGTTGATAGAATTCGGTAAAAAGTCCTGTGTTAAATAGTGCATATTCATTATTAATAATTACGTTCTTTTCAGAAGATAATTTTTTATATGTGTGAACCATATAATTTGTAAGAATTTTATTATTAGGGTATGTATCATTAGACCAATTTTCTTTATCTGCTATTTTAATTATATCTTCTATATAATCATTCCAGTTTACATTGAAATACGCCATATATTCTGCTCCTTCTGTATTTTTAAATGCTTCTGCAAGTATATCATATTTTCTTGATTCATGGAATGGGAAAATATCTGTATCATCTGGCTTGTACAATTTAAATGGATATGATTCATATTCTTGTGATTCAAGTGGTATATATTCTCCTTGTAATTTCGTACATGCTTTTATATAAGCTTCTTGTGGTGTATCAGCATAAACAAAATAAATGTAATCATATGGTTCATAACAATATGCTGCTGTTGTTGGTATTAAATATGTATTCATTTGTAAACCCTCCTTAGAAATGTGATTTATACAATTTTATATTCTCTTTTTTAAATTTGTTCTGATATAAAATTATTTACATGGAATATAAGGAGAAAAATGTATGATTTAGAGTCTATTTTGGATTTTTATATGTCAGGTGGCTAGTTGTTAGGGTAGAGGATAAAATTGAAATTTGAGCTGTGAGAGTGGATTTTTATATAGGTGTAAGAATTGATAATATTATTTATAGTAAATATGTATGAATATATATAAATGGTTAATGTGATTTTGGGTGATGTAAAAAATTGACCTTGTATTTTGAGTATTTAGGTGGGTAAAAATGACTTTAGGTGTTATTGGTAGGACGAAATAAAAATGCTGTGTATGGGCGTGATAGAGGGTTTAGATGAGAAATGGGATTTTTGGTATTGTTATAGTAGGATTTTTTGATGGCTTGTATTGAATTTGGGATTCTGGTGTGGTTTTATATATTCATCTCTGTGTGGAATGGTTGTGATATTTTTTTTGAAAATAAAAAAGACAACCACATTAAGTTGTCTTTTGATAGATAAAGTTATTTATGTTGATTTTTAATAGAGTCATAATTTTCTATTACACGTCTTAGTTTTGTTACAAAATATGAGATATCCGCAAAATAATTAGGATATGCCAATTTTAATGTTTCGAATGAAGATGCTGATACTAATACAACATTAATATTTGAACCTTGTTCAATTTTTCCATACAATTTTGTCGCCGTTTCGAGATTTGAAGACTTAAATGGTTTTACAGTAACAGTCATTTTGTCATAATTGAGTAATATTATATAATATAAATTTTTATCTTTCTGGTTATATTTATTACTTGCGTGATTAATAGACACATTTAATCCACTAAGAGTAGATATTATATTATTTTTCTTATCAAGATACTTAATTTCTGATATTAATTCATCAGCCCATTTAGACGTATTGGGACATATAGGCATTTTCTCTTCTATGGCAAACAAAGAGGATACAAGTGTAAAGAATCTTAATATGTCATAATCTCCTTGACTGGATTTAAGATTGCTTTTTGTATATATCCCCATCATTTCAACAGCAGTTGCCCACATGTGTTGTAATTTTGTACGAAATTGAATTTCTATGAACATATTTTTATTGTAAGTGTCTTTAGATTCACTGTGAAATTGATATACCATATGATAAGATCTATAACCTGATTCTTTAGGATTGGCAATATAATCATATTCACGTTTAAGTATATGTCTTATTCGAGAAAATTTATATCTATCTATTGCGTTATAAACTTGTTCTATAGTGTCAACAATTACTCGACATCCACCTAAATCTTGCATTTTATATAATTGCATCTCAGGAAATCTTTGAATTTTACCAGTTATGGATTCAAGTCGTTTTAATCTTTGAACAACAATGGCATTTGGATTTTTTTGACGAAGATTACTACAAATGACTTGTAATGGATAAGCGTGTGCAGCTCTCCAATTATTTAATATTACCAAAGCTTCTTCTCTTTCTTTAGGAGTAGAAAATGGATCGGCTATGATTTTACCTGCTTTGTTAATCTCAGATTTGGTATATTTAGGTATTTCCCATTTATTTTTATCTTTCATAGAAATTTCCTCTTTAATTTGCTTAATCAATAAATCTATATTGTCAATATCAATTGTATCATTAATTAAAAGAGAATTCATTATATTTATTGGATTTATAGTTTTTTGCATTATTATGCTCCTTTTGGATTGTATTTTTATATATGTTCACTTATATTTATTCCCTACTTTTGAATTATTGAACATTAATTATTGAACAGGAGTAATATAAATATTTATATGGGGTGTAAGAGATGTATAAGAAATGATATTTAGAATATTGAAAAATTATATGAGATAAAAATGGATTCGGCAATTGAATATTATATGGGTGAAATTGTTATGTTTTTATAGGATGATTTTAAATATGGGATATGTAGATTTAAGATAAAAATTAATGATTATACATTTGGTTCGAGAAATATAAGAAAAACAAAGGTTCTCTGAAGAATTATTTATGAAAATGTAGTAATTTTGAGTACATGATTATGGGTAAATATAAGAAAAAATAAATGTGTTTTCGAACTTAACTTCGAACTGAATTTTGGAAATTTCGTGTAAATGGAATAGATAGGTGCGTAAACGCACCCTGGGCTGGCTGCTACGATGTAAACATACCCCCTAGTAAATATATAATAATATTGTACTATTATTGTATGTTTTGACGGTATTTGTATATTTTACCGTGGTATCAAATCGCCTGATATAGTCAGGCGAGGCGATGCCGTGAGCTGATGCCGACAGCTTTTAATATAATAATATAGTTCGAGATATGTCCGTGATACAAAGACAAAATTAAAAATCTGTACGCCACACAAAGACACAAGCTGCATTCAATCTGTCCGTCACACACAAACAAAATAATAAAACTGTCCACCTACAACGGACAAGTAAAAAATCTGTCTTTCTGGTGCAAACAACCTTTTTAAATATTCAACATAACAATTTGTATCTATGTTTTTACTTATTTTATTATAATTAATATTATCATGTGCAACAATAGTATCATCAATCAATGATAATTTGTTATTATTATTATTTATATTATCACTCTTGATTCCGTTTGTCTTTTCTGCCATCTGATCCACATTATAAATATTATAACTAACCTGATTATTATATTTTAAATGCTTGTTAATCTGGTACGCTTTAATATTTCTAACTGCCTTTTTTATCTGTCTTTTTATGTCTGTCTGCTCATTGCTCTATAAGATCCTTATTAATTATCCTTTTTAACTATATCAATCCGCATTTCACAATTTAATATATCTAAAATCTTTTTCATATCGGCAAAACTAAAATTCTTTTTATTTAATAAACTTTGATATGTTTGTGGTAACATTCCCAGTTTATCACATAATTCTTTTGCAGTTATATTATTATCTGTTAAAGTTTTCTTTATTTCTTTTTTAATTTGTTCATTATCGTTATATATAAACATTCAAAATATACCTTCTTTCTTATTTATACAATATATAAAATATCACTTTTAAAATAATAAGTCAAATTACAATATCTATAATATAGTATACCTTATAAATAAGTAAAAACAAATAAAAAATAATAAAAAATACCTTATTTTAACTTGACATATAAGGTAAAATACCTTATAATATAACCATAATAAAGGTAAGATATAAGGAGGTATAAACCATGGGCGAGTATATTTCAGTTATTGTTGACGAATGCGGTTCTATCCGTGCATATTGTTCTTATTATTCAGACGATGATATTATGAATATTTTATATCAGCATCCCGAATGGTCACAAAGATATATTTCAATTTAAGAGAATAACACTATAAAGGAGGTTACACGATGAAAAAATTATATACATGTTACGAAACAAGCCAGTCAATGAGCAAGACAGACTGGCAAAGCTACTACAACAATAATATTGACAAAACAGAATATAACGATTTCCCAGACTGGTGGTATGACATGAGAAAAAGCGGAGTTATAGAAATAGCTTAATAACAATATAAGCAGTGACGGTTTAGCCGTGGGGGATTCAGTTCTCCGCTTGCTTTTCGAGGTATTTATATCTCATATATGATCTTTGATAATTACATATATTACACAATACGCTGATTAGTTTCATTATCAATCAGGGCGATATCAAGTCTACAATTTAAAGCGTGTGCAATTTCAATTAATTCTTTTTCATTAAAATTATCCCGTTTAAATTTATTAGTCATATTGTTTCCAGTTGTTCCCAACTTTTCAGCAAGTTCTTTAATATTGATTTTTCTTTTTAACATTACAATTTTAATATTTTCAGTCATTTATAAAACCTCTTTTCTATTTGATTTGAATATGATTATACATTGTAAGCTATGAAAAGTCAAATATATAAAAGAAATCATACAAAATAATGTGATTTTATATTGACAAATCACACGAAATAGTGTAATATATTATTAAAGAAAAGGATATCAAACGATTTTTAATTTATTAAAGGAGGTTGTCATTATGACAAGATACACATTAAAACAGCTTAAAGAAATGATTAAATCAGGAATAGCAACGGATCTTACAAAGGCATCTAATAAGGAATACAAAGAGTTGATTGCAAATGGCGGTTATACTCAAGTCGGTTTTGCTTCTGGTGTATATGGATGTAATGGCAAGTTGCTCAAGGGTTTAAAGGATGGCAAGTTATACGCCATTACTGCCAGATCATCAGCAATATTTATTTTTTAATCTTACATATTAAAAGCCTTGTATCGTGTGGCATCTGCTACGGCGTACGCATCAAAGCAATGCAAGGCACTACACAATATTTTATATTGTGCATCTGGTGAGGGCTACCGCTTGCGGTAATAAGTGAATATACCCAGATAGTGAGGCGGTTTGAATATATGAGAACTCACGAAAAAAAGACTTGGAAATATTCAAAGCATGTGAACGCTAAAAAATCACTGACAGCTCAAGATCTCAACGCTGTATAAACATTGTGAGACATTAGAAGGTGATTATTGATTAAGCTAACACCTTAATAAAAACAGATTAGCTTGATACGTCCGTAGCCATGTGAACGGAGGACAAGAAACAGACTGGAGGGAGTAAACAAAATACTTCCTGATGGGATGCATAAAGGCATCACGAAACAAACAAGCACGAACGGCGGAGCGTGAGAATGTGAGAGGATAACACAATAAAACCTCAACCGCTTTTATATGGTTATGATGATATAACAGCACTAATTAAAACGGCTTAACTGTTCTTTACAACTAAAAGAAATCTATAAGGCGATAATAAGACGATACTCCCCAGATAACAAGCATGTAGTGATGCAAGGGACTTCTAGAAATACGCATCCAGTGAATAAAGCGTTATAACGATGTAGTTAAAATAGCCTTATAAGAGAAAAGCCCTGAAAAGGACAAGAAAGATATATTGAGTTGATATATTTCGATATGAGGAAGCACAAAGGGCTATATAAATACATATTTACATATTAATAAAGAAGAAATACAGATACATATATAAACATAGATATAAAAGCAATATTTTTTATTGCTTATAAGATGCAAGCAAAATAACACATGATAAGTATATTACAAAAGGATTTATAAATCAGTCGGGCAAAAGTGGAAATCCCAGGCGGTGGCAAGTAGTAGATTGATTATAAATAAATATGTTTTCCCTGTCTTATCGCCGTTATACAAGCAAGTTGTAAAAGCTGAATGATTAAATAACCATCAGCAAAAATAAACAACTTGCTTTTTTGTTTGCATAAATAAGCAATAAAAAAGAATAAAGGAGGTTATTCCACAATGATATATAACTTATTAAATATAAAAACAAAAAAGATTGTAGCCTATACAATAATATCTGGAAATGATAGCGATATCTTAACAGATGAAGAAATACTTGACAGCCGTTTAGAATGTGGAATTGATGAAGGATATATTTCAGATAATTCCTATAAATGGATAAAAGGCAAAGAAAAAAAAAGGGATTTTATTATAAGGAGGACAAAACAATGAATAATACAATAGCTTGTTACGATTTTAGAATTATCAGATGTCAGGACGGATCAGAAATCATTGACGAAAAACTCAAAACTCCGCTTGATTCTATTGATGGAGTTTTAGCTGCTGAATATCAGAAAGTCCAAGATGCACTTGACATTATACATAAGAAGGAAAAGAAGAGACAGAAAGAAGCATCAGCAAAGCAGAAGAAAGAACGCAACATATTATTTAAAATCGCTTGTTTATGCGGATTAATTACAGCTTAAAACAATACATATAACGGAGGTAAAAACATTATGAAAAAGGAAAAATTCAAGTTATCAGGTGAATATTTTTGTGGAAATAAAGCAAGTGATTATGCTATCAAGAACGGATTCCTTGATTATGCCACACTTGCAAAGAGTTTTGATGCGGTATCTTCAGATATTATATCAAAAACAGATGGAATTATAGGTTACTGGGAACAAGAAAACGGATTTATTGATAATTCAGAAGAAATTGAAGCCATAGAAGATAATATATCAGAACTTGAAAGCAGCCTTGACGATATAGAGGAAGATTCAACAGAATATACAATCATTCAGGAAAAAATCACGGACTTAGAAGAACAGAAAGAAGAGCTTGAAAATGAAAGCGAGCCTGAAATCTTCCAGTACTTCATAATCTCTGAAAGAGGTGCTGAAATCTTAAAAGATTATACAGACGAAATTGTTTTCTATAATGAAGAGTTGGATCTATATGTTTGGGGTGTAACACATTGTGGTACAAGTTGGGATTATGTTCTTACAGATATACCGCTTAATTGTGGATATGATGATTAATAATACATAGTAGTAGAAGGGATGCAGTTTTAAGCATCCCTTTATTATATGGAGGCGATAACTATATTTAAAGGATATTACACAGCAACTTGTTATTATGGACTTGTAGAAGGCTATTATATGCAATTTGAGACAGAAGCAGCCTATAGAGAATATATGGAGGAATAGAAGCATGACGAAAGAAGTCGGATGCTACAATATTACTTTTTGCGGTTTATCTTATGATAATAACATACCTTGTGACATGGTTATTATTGAAAAATTTAATAATAATACTTACATAGAAGGAAGTAAAAAAGTACTTTATTTTAGACATGAAAGAGGTTGTATTGTGCCAGTTTTCAACACTGAAAAAGAGGTTGAAAAGTATTTACAATATAGAAATTATGAAAAACTCAAAGTTAAGAAAAGCATAACTATTGAAATAGTATAGGAAAGAAGTCGCAGCTATGGAAAAATTGACATTGAGAATTAAAGCGGATGCATCAGGGAAGTATAAAACTATTGATGTATTAAAGCAGATTAAAGCATCATGTAAGGCAGTTGTGTTCCCTGATAAAACATTAGAGGAAACTTGTCTTGCTGATTTGCGTTTAAATGACAAAAAGGCTATTAAAGGCATTACAGAAGGCTTTCCTGAAACATGGAACAGTGAAACAATGGAATATATAGAAAGAAATTTTACTTTGATTTTTGAATAGAAAAGGGCGATTGATCATATGTCAAGGAAACATGAAAATTTTAAATGGAGTGGTTACAAATACGCACCTGAAAGCGTTGGTTTTTCGCTTAATGGAAAGCATATTAATTTTTCTGAAAATATTAGAAGCCACTTAGCATATTTGGCGATATGTGGAAAAAATGAAGAATTGCTAATTGAATTAAAACGTGCATTACGAGCAGAAGAAAAGAAGTCCTTAATCGTTGGAAAATGTATTTGCTTTTTTAAGAAAGATTCAGATGAATTTTATTACACACAGCAACTTAGATATAATCCTGATAATTTGCATGATGCTTTACGATGCTATAAGGAATGGAAACGATATATATTAAGCAAAAATTGTATTCTTGAGACTGGTTTTACAGTCACAGAAGGAACATTTGAACCTTTTGAAAATGGAAATAATAAACCAAAAGTCAAAACGATTGAAAACCATGTTGATCTTACACATTGTAGATCAATAAATGTAATAAGAAGAAGTATATATTAATATTAAGGAGGACAATTTAATGATGAATATTAGATTAACAATGGAAGAATTAAAAGCACTTATTAACAAGATAGAAAAGGCAGTACCTAAAAAGCCATCACTTAATATATTAGAGTGTATCAGGTTAAAGGCAACTAATAATAAATTAATAGCAACTGCGACAGATTGTGACATTGAATTAAATATCATTCAGGAAATAGAAGTATTAATAGAAGGAACTTGTTATATTAACTTGATGGATATTAAGAAGTTACTGAAGCTTAAAGCGGATTATTTAACAATCAAGCATCAGGAGGACGATGGAAAAATCTATATTTCTACCGGCAAGAAGGTTATTACATTAACTGCAGCGGATTGTGAGGTATTTCCTGAAATTGATTATAAATCATCAGTTTTGACGGATTTTTTGACAATCCAGGCGGATCAGTTAGCGGATATTTTAAAGAAACTTTCTTATTATGTAGAGAATGCGACATTATACAATCACAATGTCATGCTAAATAGTTATAATTTTGACAGAATACATAATAGGATAATTGGATTAGATGGAAAGAGGATCGCAATTAGAAATAATATAGAAGGCTTTAATCCAAACAATAATAACAATGAAGTCAATATACAGAAGGACTTCTATATTAAGTTGGAAAGAGTATTAAAAGCAGAGGAAAACAATTACATAAGCATAATGACAAGCGAAGATAACAAGTACATTGTTATTAGTGGAAAGTCTTTTATTATGGCTATTCAGCGTGTATCAGGTCAGTATTTTAAAATTGATAGCATGTTATCAAGGGGTGAGTATTCATTCACGATTAATAACATTAAGGAATTAAAAGAGGCTGCTGATTATGATATTAAGCTCAAAGGAAGTGAAGATAAAAAGCCGTTGATTCTGTCTAATATAGAAGGAATTCTATCTTGTACAATGTCTTGTAATAACGGCGACAGCTACGATATATTAAATGTTACGGATAATGAACTGCCAGAAGGTTACTCAATGGGATTTAATCCGCAATTCTTGTCAGATTTATGTATTACATGTACAGAAGATAGCTTGCATTGTGAGGTAACTAATAATAAGTCGCCTTTATATGTGTATGAGAAAGATTATACTTTCTTAATATTGCCAGTTAATATTATTGCCACACCAGAGGAAATTATAACAGCGATAAAGAAATTAGCTGATGCAGCTTAATAGTAATTAATATAAGGAAGTCTATATTATAGGCTTCCTTTTGTATTGGAGGAAATGATGCAGAAGGAAAAAATAAATCGTACAGAAGAACAGATTGAGGATATAAAAAAATTCATTGTATCTCATGGTTTTAAAAATATGTCGGATTTTTCAAAGGCTGTAGGAATGGAAAGACAGAACATGTCAGCAAGAATCCGTGGAAAATGTAATCCTGATATTATTTTACTTTTGAAATGGGCAGTTATATTAAGATGTGACATTGTGGAGCTAATAGAGTTATTTTATCCAGAAGAGTATCAAAGATATAAGAAAGGATTATATGAATAAAACAGTAAAATATCCGTGTATTAATTGTATTTATTTTGATGCATGTGGAAATACAAACAGAATAGAACCATGTCTGGGAAGAATGACAAAATCAGAGAAGAAAGGGGAAGTGATGGAAAATGAAACTTACACAAAAACAAACAGAATTAATTGAACTGTATAAGCAGCTTGAAAGAGAATACGGGAAAGGAAATGTATTTTTCAGATACATAAATGATTATCACAGAATTAAGTTTGTTATCCATGACACTATTGGAAGTGATGTTTTTACTATTCTTTTTCAGTATAAAATCAGTGGAAGGGTAATTAATGCCTTAGAGGATAAGAGTTTAATGATTGGAAGAGATAATTTCCACAAAGAAGCTGATCCTAACTCATGGAGAAACCAGCCTAAAGAATGGCGATATGTCGGTTATCAAATTAGAACAGAATTATTATAGAAGGAGTGATTTAAAATGACAGAATATTTAAGTGAAGTAATAAATCCTGATAAGCCAGGAAGTTTTATGAAAGATACAAAGGAAAATATTTTACATGATTTAGAGCATTATACACTTGATCCAGTATTTGAAGATTATGGGAATTTTGTGTATAAGCCTACTTGGGTGAATAAGGAAGCGGAGGCAAGATACAGTAAAGGTTGTACAGCTATTTGTGGAAATTTTGAGACATACTCACATGCATTTAGAGTTTATACAGATGATGAAGAACTGATAAAGGAATTTACAGAGGCTATCAGGAAGAATCAGGCAACAGAGGAATATAAGGCAGCTAAAAAGCGATTAGAGGAACGCAGACAGAAGGAACATGAAGAACTTATGGCACGGCTGGAAAGAAATAAGAGAAGATAAGGAGTGATGTAAGTGGAAAGATTAAAAGGATACATTGAAAAGTGGTTAGATGGACAAAAGGTAAGAGGTATTCAAGTATCATTGCTTGATATAAGAGAATGTGTTAGAATATATAATGCAATAGTACGGAATGAAAAACCTGAGTTTATCAATGGTAAAGTAAAAGAAATACTTGATAAATGTAAAATAGAAACAGTTGTAGAAGGGATTGGATGGAGGATTGCATAATGAAAGATTGTAATAGTTGTAAATATTTTTGGTATGATAATTCAACAGGCACTTCTGAATGTGGTCAGTATAACAATATGACAGAGGATGAAACTGATAAGTATTATACAAACGGAGAAGATAATTGTCCGTTCTACAAGGAAAATGTAAATTAAGCAATGAATACAACTTAATAGAGAGAATAAAAAAGCAGATAGCAGAGAATGTTATCTGCTTTTTTAATTCCAAAGAGAAGAACTGTTTACATGGAAAAGGAGACAATAATTATGGAAGAAAAAGATATTAGAATTTGTCCAGTATGTAATAAGGAAGTAGAAAGAAATGATATGAATTTCACAAGAGATTGTCATGGAATCACTTTTAGATTAGTGTGTAATGATTGTTGGGAAAAATTAATGGAAAAGGGATATGACGGTCAATATTATAGTGAAGCTGATGAATGTATTGATGAAGATTATTAAGAGGTAATGCAAATGTATAGAAGTGCAATAGTAAACGAACTTGGACATGTAATGTTTTGGTGTGATGAATTACAAGGAGACGAACAGATTGAGTATATATTAAATGGACATCCTGAATGGTCTGTTAAATGCGTAGAAGTTTAAAGGAATATATTGGAGGTATAAGAAATAGCAATTTCATTTTAAGATTGGAGGAATAGAAATGGCAGAAATATATACATGTAGAATGACAAAAACAATGACATTCGATATAAAGGCAAATTCAATGGAAGAAGCACAGGATTGGTGTGCTACTCACGATTTCGAAGATGTTCAAAAGGCAAGTACATACTGGGATGTTGACTATTCTGAAAGTGTTTCAGAACTTGAAGATGATGGATATGTCGCAGTAGATATTAGTGAATAGAATGGAAGGGATGGTTGATTTATATGAGAGTACATCTATTTTGGCTTGATAAGAATTGGAAGAAACGTGGTGATTGTGCAAATAATTATAATCTCATTGTTTATATGGAAAATAAAACATATAAGGTATATACGAATGCTTTTTATGGATATTATGATCCAGAAGATATTGAGGTTAAAAAGAAATCAGATATTGAAGATTACATAGAGTATTTAAAGAGAAATGGATTTACGGAAATGGAGTGATCAGTTATGACAGTAAGAGAATTAAATAGAGATCAGTTACACGAACTGAAACAGGCATATTATTCAGAACTTGTAAATGAAGGTACTTTTGCAGAAGTGATGGGAGTTAATATCAATGAGCCGTCATATGAAATGATTGCAAGTATTGATGAATATGTTAGTGATGAATTTATTTATGAACACTATGATGGATATAGTTTCACAGAAGATGATTTCTTCTGTAGTGCAGAAAGGAGTGCTTAATATGTTGGATTTTACGAAAATTACATTCAATGAGTTAGATGACACAGACAAACCATTACAGTCATTTTACAATTATGATTTAAAGGAAAGTGAAATTGAAGACTTTCTGGAAGAATATGCAACTATTGAAGAAGTTCCAGAGGGTGTATCTATTCAGAAAGTAGAATTATGCTTAACAATTTACGCACAGAATGATTTCAAACTAGAAGCTTGTTGTACAGATACAAATAACGAACAGTATTGGGTTGAAATCAATAAACAGTTTACAAATGCAGATGAATTTATTCAGATGATTCCTAATTATGGAAAGATAAAATTATAAGAAAGGAAGTATATGATATGCATATCCCAACAATAGAAGAGAATTATGAATACAGAATGAAAAACATTATGAAGAAATTTGTCAAGGATTACGGACTTGAAAGTATTGATGATCCTGAAATGTTACAAGATACTTTATGGTATGACTACGCAGAGAGGTTTGCTCATGCAGTGTTAGAAGATATGAACGATTTTTCAGGTAACGAACTATTTGAGATTGGGAGGTTGTAATTATGAAAGATATTGATATTCACTTTAGACAAACAGGAGATAATGAGTATTGGTTGATATATAATCAAGAATCATTTGTGATTAAAACATATAATGATGGAAAATTTCATAACAAATTATATGAGTGTGAAAAGGAAATTCCGGAAGAACTTGAATGGTTTGTTGATACTGTAATTAGAAGAGAGTTAGAAATGGAGTGATGATATATGCATGAATTTATAGTTAGATGGACAGCAAGTGGATATTGTGTAGACTTTTATTATATGGTTGTTACTGAATCATTGGATAAAGCAAAAGAATTATGGGATAAATATGTAAATATACATAAAGATATACAGTATTCGTGGAATAAAGCTGTTAAGGCAGTTGAAAATCATTATGGTGGATACATTACATGGAAAGATAACGGAGAAAGCAACAAGGCTGAAGGCTGTTACAAAATGAAAAATGTAAATACCTATGAGGGCAGTGATCATTTAAGAGATTAAGTAGTGGGGTGATGATAATGGAAATTAAAAATGTTGTAAACAATGGAGTGCGGATTCCAAATGAATGCAATTGTATCTGGTGTGGATCAAAATGCGGCGTGGTGGTGCTAACAGGATGGGTGCAGGGGTTAATAGTTTTGCTTTATGGTGCGATAATTGCGGAGCTGTAGTTGTACATGCTTGTGATTTTGGAAAGAAAATTACTGGTTATGAAGTGAAATGGGATGTGGAATAGGCAAGTAAACAAGAGCTTCCTTAGATGATTGGAGGATATAATATGGCAAAGATGACAGAAAAAGAAATGGAAACAATTTTACAGAATGAAATTCCATTAAACTTAGAAGTTGATAGTGGAATTTTTAAATTTCATGAATTTGGAAATGCAAGTATTGGCGTAAGTTATGAACACGTTGGGTTAGGAACTAATTGTGTTGGTTATATTTTCAATCTTTTTGTTAACGGAGAATATATCAATATCCCAAGTTCTTATAATAATATTTGCGAGGCAACAAAAGTGTTAACAGAAGAATGGAATAGATGGCAATGAATTTGAGGATTTACAAGGAAGGTGGAATTATGAGTCAAAGTAATTATGAAAAATACGCAGTAGTTAAACAGCAGGAATTATTACACAAGGAGAGAAATTTGCAGCAAGCTATTAGTTGTCTTAGAGACAGAAGAAAATTTGCTTCGTTACAATCTATTGATAGTGCAATAGATTTTGTTGCTGATTTATATGATTTGTCTATTGATGAAGTTAAAAGAGCAATGGATGGAGAAGAATATTGGTGTATATAACTATTAAATAATTGTATACTTGGAGGTTATTATGACACAGAAAGCACAAGAATTATTTGAACAATTTTTAAAAGAGTATTGCGATACGGGATATATGTATTCTGGTATGATGCTTTATGAACCAGGACATATAAGAGAATATAGAGAACTTGAAGAATTAGGATTAATTCAAAAGAGAAATTGTGAAGGTTTTGCTTATGAACTAACAGAAAGAGAAAGACGTAAGCTTATAACAGACAATAATCTTGAAGAATTATGGAAGAAAAAAGCTAGTTGTTTTATGGTTAATGGAAAATTTGAAGAGATTGAAAAAGTAATGAAACGATGATTTCATATGGAGGATAAGATGAGTAGAACAACAAGAAATATTAATTACATTACAAAAGAGTTAGATAGAATTAGTGGCTTAGACGGAATTGTAGCAGACAAAACGGAAAAACTTGCAATTGAAGTACACGAAATGGTAGAAGATATTCTCGATAACCATGCTAACGCAAGTATTTTTGATTATGAAGGAAAAGGAGAAAATTGACAATATGAAAATTTTCAGTTGGCAAGCAAAAGTCGGAGGTAATGTGATTGCAGACGGTTATCTGTTGGCGAAAGACCGGAAAGAAGCGGAAGAAAAATTAAAATATGTTCCATATCATGACACTCATGAAGTTGTCGAGTTAGACGATGACGATTGCGGTTATGACGGAGAAGAAATTAATGAGCAAGGCATTGCTGTAAGATGGTTCGACTAAGTCAAAAATATCAAAGGTCTGAAAGAATGGAATAAATAAATGACAAAAAAAGAAAATGAAGACTGCGAAAAAGTGATGAATGAAGCTATCCGAATAGCAAATAAGTGAATATCTTTCAGAAACAGAAATTGAAGAATGCGAGGTATTATCTATAACTTGTGCAAGGATAAGATAAACCTATGAAACGGAAATTTACAGTGAAGAAAGGTGGTAAAATTTATGGATAGGAAAGAATATTTATTAAGACAGGTACTAAAGTTATTTAAGCAACAGAAAGAAAGTCGTTATGTTTTAAATATTGAAAAGATGACTGTTATGTATGATGGAGCTGAATGTGACGGAAGTTGTCTTTGTGATGATATTATGGATGAATTAGGAATTGACAGCTTAGAAGATATTGAGGATGAGAAATAAAGTGTGATATAATATGTAAGAAAGAAGGTTGATAATATGGCGGGGTATAATGGATGGTCGATGAGCAACAATGCAGTTGCAGCTTATGAAGA